AATATATATTATACATCATCGGTTATTCCGATAAAAACCAGTTCCCTTTAATTGCATCAGGGGTGCTGAATAAACTTGTTTAAGCGCATCTCCGCAAATGGGACAGCAAATTATTTTCTGTTCTTCTTTAATGCTTCTTATTTCTGTCACTACATGGTCTGGATGCCCTGAAATACATTTATATTCATAAACTGCCATTATTGCTCCTGTACAAAAGTTTGAAATGGTGCTCCAGTGTAAGGATCAAACTTTGATGCAATAGATAATGCCTTATTAATTGCAGACCTTGCTTTTGCAGATGTCATTTCTTTTCCATTTGTCAAAGAATATAAGGCACCTAAAGCGTAAGATGAACCTGTACCGATTGCATATATCCCGGTCTTATCAGAAGTCCAAGAATAATCACCATCAATAATGTATATAGTACCATTTACAACAACAAGAATCTGTGAAGAATGCTCGGCAATATGACTTTTATCATCATTATCAGGCATTGCATATCCTGTATTTTCAAAACAGTTTCTTAGTGCCGGAATAAATTTCTGAGTGATAAAATGGTCTAATTTTACTCCACCCTCTGTAAAAGGAGGGACTGGAGGTACAAAAACATGATGAAGGATATTAATAGCTCTGACATCACCGGCAGCCCCAAGAAGATAGCGACCATTCTGCGCTACCTTTGATGTACCAGTTCCAAGTGTTGTAATTTGATAAGCCATTCCACCTTCGTCAAAAGATGAAACCCTTGAATCTGTGCATATAATTGAGTAACCATTTCCTTGTATACCTACAATTGTTGTCATTTTTTCCAATTCCTAATAAAAAAAATAAATGCCATTCCTGATGCAATAACAAATCCAAATGCAAAATCAATCATTTTTATCCACCTTCATTGGTAATAGAAACCAATTATTAATCCACAATAAAGCAACTGTTGAGTATCCTACAACATCAAGTAAAGTGTCATAGATAGTCTCATCTGAGACAGAGTTAAATCCTTTACGCTTAGTTGATAATAAATTATCAAGTCTAGCAATCTTGTCATGAAGTCTTACAATCAGTCCCCACATGCCGAATTTTGCAATGTTTTCAGGGCCATAATCATGCTGTTTCTTGATAACAGTTGCAGTGACTAAGCTCTTGCTCATCATTGTATTAACAAACTGTGAATACGCTGGGTCTTCTATAAGACGACTAAAAAGAGATATTGCAGAATGAGATGCTAGTAAAAACCATGCTTGATGAATCTGAATAGAGTCTTCAAGATCACTTTGAGTTGCAGAAAATCTCATTTCAGCTGGATCAATGGCATTCATTCCACTATGAATATAGTAATCAATTAAAGACTTAAGAAACTCAGTATATTGAGAATGACCAGAATTGTTTAACAGTGCTGCAGGTATTAAGTGTGGATTATCTTTTACATAAAAATCAACATCATTAACAACATCTAGCATATGTTTATTTCCACACTGATCAGAAAAATTAAAGATAGTATCTACACAATTCTTAGCTGCGGTATCCCAATCTTGATAATTTTCATTTGAAACATCAAGACATTCTTGGAATAAAGTTTTCATTTTGAAATACTCCTTTCAAGATTTGGATCAACAATCTCAAATTCTCCTCTTTTAATTTTTTTAAAAAACCCTCTGTTTGCGTTGTAGAAGTTATAGAAAGTAGGGAGTGAAATTCCTAATTCTTCAACAATTGACTTTGGGGTAACAGTTTTGCCAACATTGGACTTGACATAGCCAATTAAATCTTTACCTTTACGACCACGCCGGACTGTCGAAGATATTGCTCTAGAGTCAAAAGAAAAGAAGTTATACCATTTCAAAGCTGTTTCGCTGTCTAGTGAATAGTATGTAATAATCTGTGAAAGATTTTTATCATCTCTAATTCCTGTAATTATTGAATAAGCGACTCTCAGTTCTTCACCGGATGTACCCGATGGAATCATTCCTGTAAGGACTTTTTCCTGTTGTGCGTCAAGCATAATGCTTCCTTTCTATGGTTTTCAATCATCATAGCAGGTCATTTTCTATTTTGTGGTCTGTTTTTGGAAATAAGTAAAGCGCCCTTGCACATAATGATAATCTTTCGAAATATCACTACCCAAAGGCGCTCTACAAATCTGTTTTTACTTTTTTAAATGCCAGTCAATATGACCGTCTATTTTATCTCCAACACTTCGGACATCATCTTTGAGGTCTTGTAGAGAGTTATAGACCATATTGTGATCTGATTTATTCTCTTTACGTGTTTTCTGTATAAGAGTTACTAGTACAGAAAAAATTCCTGCAACCAGCGCTACAATAATGCTGGTATCCATATTACTTCATCAAAAAATTAGCAATTGCATCAATATCAGCATCAAGATTACCAATTTGATTTGCGTGGTCTTTAAGAACTGCAATCAACTCTGATTTCTTAACATTTTCTGGGTCAAGGGCAACTTCTTTAGTTGGAGCAGTCTTTCCTGCACCCGATGTCGGGGTAGGTGCTGAACCAGCCATTGGAATTGAAGTTACCTTCTTTTCTGGGTCAAGAGGAACTTCGTTCATCATCGCCTTGAGAAGATCCGACTGCGAGTTATGCCAAGCAGCTGCCTTGATATGATCTTGCATTGCCTCTGCCGAAGCTTTTGCCATGTTCTCATGCCAATTCTTCATTGCAGTGTTATCTTCAATCATTTTTTCCATATTTGTATATTTCATATTATTTCTCCTTATTATTTAATAAATCTCTAATCATAGAGATGAGGTTAGACACTGAATCTTCTTCTGCATCATCCTCTTCTTCGTATTCATCATCCATTTCTGGCTTTACGACTCCATCCGGAATTACAGCAAATCTGCATTTTCCTTCTTCTTCCACTTCTTGGGCAATAATTTTACAAATACCCTCGCCTTCATATAGGACACAATTTGAGCACTTAACTCCAATGCTTTTAACTTCATTTTCTTCTGGGCTATCATAGCCAGCCCAAATCCCAGTTTCATCTTCATTGAATTTCCCATAGTTGGATGCAATTGTTACCAACGCATCCGCAAGTGCTGCTTCATCTTCTGAAAGGTCTTCAGCAACCTTTTCAACATTTTCTTTTGTCACTCTGTAACCTCCTCCTCTTTTTTTATATTCACGAACTAGCCATGCATTTGCATAAGCAGATGGATAGACATCAAATTTAGCTTTAGCCTCAGCCTTAACTCTAGCATATAGAGCAGGATTTGTTGGAACATTTGCTTTTTCAATTTTTTCCTTATCTGTTGAAACATTGATTGGCTTCTTGCCATCTCTTGTCTGCGTTGACTCGGCTGTTCTTTTTCTGCGAACAGCTGATGCAATCTGTTCTGGTGTCATTCTTGCTGCTCTTGAGGCTGGGACACACTTTGGATATTTACCAGTACTTGCGTCTTCACGACCACATGGTTCAAAACCACCACCGGCTTTTGGCCTTGAGATATCAACCCATTTCTCTTTAAACCACTCTTTTAGGGATTTTAAAGTCTCTTCAAGAATCTCTTCATCAATTGATTCTAAATCATTTTCTGATGAGATTTTTACAGTCATAACAAACCAATTATACCATTATTTTTATTGATACACGGAATAAAGTTCATCCCTAGACCATCTCTGAACTGGAATTTGGATATCTCTAAAATAAGCAAAAGCATCTTCTGATGAATAATAGATCCTTGCATAAGCCTGCATAGCTTCTTCATCATAAACCGGGCATACAGGATTTGGGTCTAAATAGACAGCTTTAAACTGATATTGATCTCCCTGCCAGTGGATTGCATTCACCACTACTAGTTGCTTATTGCAATATGGACATATCTTAACTGGGTACGGAAAATCAGGAATCACTCTCCCCATCAACATCTTCATCCTCCTCTTGGTTAAAAACCTTTGTTTGCAATATAAAATTAATGATACCATCAATCTTTTTTTGAGCAATTTCTATACCATCCATTAAACAGTGTACTTCATCAAGTGTGATTGTGTAGTCATCATCAGGTGATGTAATAACAAATGCGGGGACTAAATCTCCTTCAAATGGAATTGCTTTAATTGTTATAGACAAGGTTTCAATATCATTAAAATCTCCATAGTCTGAGTATGCAGATATCTTCATCTATTTTTTAGGCTTGAAACAGAAGAGGCAATTGGAAAAATAACAGCCATTTGTAAAAATATATTAACAAATATTGGACCAGAATACCCAATATCCTTGTCAAGAATAATTTGAACACCAGTTTTTAGAAATAATGATGAAACAAAAGTCCATCCAATATAAAACAATAACTGTTTCATCAAATCGCAACCCTATCTGCACCAATAAAGGCACTATGGGTTATAGGCATAATTTGTGCAAAATACGCTTCAATGATTGTTGCATACTCTTGAATCTCGTATTGAGCATTTGATTCATTCCTCAATGAAATAAAATTAATCAAACTTCGAGCATTAACTGTCCAAATAAACTCTGTATATTGAGAAACAGGAAGTACACATCTAGCAATTTCTTTTGCTACTCCTAAATCCAATAAGTCTCTGTACACAAGATCTGCATAGCCAATAACCTCTTGCATTCTCCTAGTTACCAATGATTTAAGTTCTAAATCATCAATCTGTTCAAAAGAATAGGCTCCGGGCTTACCAACTTGCTTACGAATATTATTGGATGCTGGAATATAGTAATCAATAACTGGTGGAACATGATATCTCATGCTCATCTCATTGAATGATGACCACCTATGCCTCATCCATTCTCTTGTTACAAAAATTGGGGCTTTAACTCTAAATTTAAAAATTACATGCTCAAAAGGTGTTGCATGCTTATTCTTCATAAGGTAATTGATAAGCCCAACAGAGGCTTCATCAATCTCTTTTACTTGCGCAGCGAATGAAACCTTTGCTGCATTAACCACTGACAAATCATTGCCCATTACATCAAGAAGTTCAATTTCTCCGTGATCTAGAACATCAAATACTGTATTCTTATAATCCATATTGACAGCGTAGCAGAGACTCCAAGAAAAATCTTTGAAAAAAATGCATTTTCTTCCGACATTCTCTTAAAAAAAAGTGTACGCTGAAGCGTAACAGCGCTTCCCCATACTAGTATGCTTAGTATGCTTAGTATGCTATATATGCTTAATATATATTGAGTATATAGATTACTTAGATTGCTTAGATTACTAGGAGTGATATGATTGATAGTATGGAAATAATTGCGGTTGTTGAGTCTGACGACTATGGCCCTGCTATTATTGTTGACCCTGAGCATATAACAATTTTCCATTTTGATGACTTTTATTTGGGAGCTACGAGATGCATGTTTAGCGATCGCCCAATAACTTGTGAAATTTCTGAAGAAACAGCCCTCGCTTTGATGGCAAAAGGTGTAAAGTGTTTAGACACTAATGTTAATGATCAAAATTTCTAAGGACTAATGAATAAAATAAGCTGGTTCAGCCTCAATAATCTAGATGAATCAGGTGAGCTTTGGTATAGCCAAGGCTACTACAACGCTGGGATAAATACAATTAAAGCTTTGCAAGAAAAACAAACTGCTGTTTTTTATAACAGAGAAGAGCTTGATTATCATATAAATTTCTGTAATCCTCATTATTATCAATTAAAAAATAAATACACTATTGGCTATACTCCTTGGGAATCTACAAAAGTTCCTAAATCTTGGTTATATAACATGAGTCAATGTGATGAAATCTGGACAACATCAAACTTTGTTAAGGATGTATATATTCAGAATAATGTGCATACAAATATTCATGTAATCCCCCATGGTGTTTCTCCAGATTGGGAAATCTTTGAAAGAGAATTGACTGGAAAGTTTAATTTCCTACATGTTGGTGGAGACTCTAAGAGAAAAAATGCACAGCTTGTTGTTGATGCTTTTCTAGAATTATATGAAGATGATTTAGATTATCAGTTAATTCTTAAATACAATAACTATTGCCATGCAGAAGTTTACATTAATGGAAGTTTAGTTCCTGCAGTTAATCATCCTCAGATTATTGGCATACCAGCTGTTTTTGAAATACATGACTTAATTCGTTTATATCACAAATGCCATTGTATGGTTTATCCAACAAGTGGTGAAGGTTTTGGTCTAATTCCACTAGAGGCAATGGCTACAGGTTTACCTACAATCATTACAAATGCAACTGGATGTACAGATTATGCACAATTGGGAATCCCAATTTCTGCAACAATGATCAAAGCTGATTGGCATGATCATGTTTATAATGATGACACCGGATATTGGGCTTCCCCTAATTTTGATGAACTTCTTAATGCTATGAAAAATGTTGTTAATGAATATCAAGAGATTGCCGACTTTGCATTAAAATCCGCAAGAACTATTCATTCAGAGTGGTCTTGGGGTGCAGTCGCTGATAAGATACTCCTTCGTTACGAAGATTACAAAAAAACATTTAACTGACCTTAGTATTAATTAGTTCAGTGATGTCCTGTCTTTGATAGCATAGATATACGCATATTTAGGAGTTACAATGATTTTAAACACACCAAAAGAAGATACATCTTTCTTTTCTTTCAGACTTAGCGAGGATTTTATTTCCTCTTATAGAAGTCAAAAACCACCATTTGGTTATCGAGATGCTGCTGGCAACTCGGTTGGAGAAATTACTTTTCTTCGTACTTACTCTCGTAAGAAAACCGATGGAACAAAAGAAACATGGGCAGATGTATGTGAGCGTGTCATCAATGGTATGTATTCACTTCAGAAAGACCATTGCAAAAAAAATCGTCTTCCTTGGAATGGGGTAAAAGCCCAAGCAAGTGCAAAAGAAGCATTTGATCGTTTATTTAACCTTAAGTGGACACCGCCGGGGCGTGGACTTTGGATTATGGGAACTCCTCTTGTAAATGTTCACAAGAATTCCGCTGCTCTGCAGAACTGTGCATTTGTTTCTACATCTGAAATGAGTAAAGACAATCCGGCAGAGCCGTTCTCTTTCTTAATGGAAGCCTCAATGCTTGGAATTGGTGTTGGATTTGACGACAAGGGTTCAGATAAAGATTTTATAATCTATCAGCCTAAAACAACAGTAACTACTGATGTCATTGCTGATGATCGTGAAAGTTGGGCAAGAGCTACTGGGGATTTGATTAATTCTTATCTTAAGCCAGAACAGAATACAATTGAATTTGATTATTCTTTAATTAGACCGTATGGTTCTCCGATTGCGACATTTGGTGGAACTGCTTCTGGGCCGGAGCCATTAATTAAACTGCACAAAGCTATTAAAAAGATGTTTGATGGTCGTGCTGGTCAAAAAATTAGCGCCGTTGATATTGCTGATATTGGAAATCTTATCGGGGTCTGTGTTGTCTCAGGGAATGTTCGCCGTTCAGCAGAACTTTTTATTGGTCGCAATACGGAAGAATTTTTAAATCTTAAAAACGCTGAAAAATTTCCTGAAAGAAATTCTTATGATTCTGAAAACCCTGGCTGGGGTTGGATGAGTAATAACTCTATTGAGACATCTGTTGGTGCTGATATCTCAAATATTGTTGATGGTATTGCTCTAAATGGAGAACCTGGGGTTATTTGGATGGATATGTCTCGTAAGTATGGCCGACTAATTGATCCGCCAAATAATAAAGACTGGCGTGTTGCTGGATACAACCCTTGTGCAGAGCAGTCACTTGAGTCCTATGAGTGCTGTACGCTTGTTGAGACTTATTTAAATCGTCATGAGTCACTTGAAGACTATAAGCGTACTTTGAAATTTGCATATCTCTATGCGAAGACTGTAACTCTTCTTCCAACCCATTGGGAAAAGACAAATGCAATCATGCAGAGAAATCGCCGTATTGGTGCATCAATGTCTGGTATTGCTAATTTTGCTGATATTAACGGGATTCCAGTTCTTCGTGAGTGGATGGACAATGGTTATGAAACAGTTAAAAGATATGACAATATTTATTCTGAATGGTTTGGTATTCGTGAATCAATCAAGATGACAACTGTTAAACCATCGGGGACAGTTTCAATCCTTGCCGGAGAATCCCCAGGGGTTCATTGGACACCAGGAGGAAAATATTTCCTTAGAGCTATTCGGTTTAGTAATGATGATCCAATGCTCCCTCTTTTTAAAATGGCTAATTATCGTGTTGAGCCTGCATCTGAATCTCCAGATACAACATCTGTTGTATTTTTCCCAATTAAATCTGATGCTGAAAGAGCAGAGCGTGATGTAACTATCTTTGAAAAGATGGCGATTGCCTCTGTTGCTCAGAGATATTGGTCAGATAATTCTGTTTCTGTAACAATATCTTTTGATTCGGAAACTGAGCAAAAGCATGTTGGGACAGTTCTTCATATGTATGATGGTCAATTAAAGACTGTTTCATTCCTACCTTCTGGAAACTTTACTTATCCACAAATGCCCTACACTCAAATTACTGAAGATGAATATATCAACGATGGTGAGATGAAATTATTCCCGATTGACTTTGAAGGTGTATATGCAGGAATGGCTGCTGACGCAGTTGGAGAAAGCTATTGCACAACAGATAGTTGCGAAATCAAACTTATTAAAGACAACATTGTTCATTAATCACATAAAACTGTCGCTAGTGTGTAGATAATTTAAAGAAAGTGATGTAGAATTGTAACTATATGAGTTCTGACATTATTAAAAATAAGAAAATCTGGGTTCCTGAAAGAGCCTATGGTGTTTGTATTTGGATTCTTCCAGACGGTCTTCCTTTGTCTGATGGTGATGGAGTTCTTTCCGCAGAAGGGCTAATGAATGATCCAAAGGTTGAAAAAAGTGTTTCACAGGCTGCCAAATATTGGACTGGAACTAACGAAGGAACTATCCGATGGATTGCTGGAGCAAGGAAAATTTCTTCTTCAGAAAGAGATGATCAAGCTGAAAGACTTTCCAATGGTTTAATTGCAGACCCATACGAAGATATGTATGATGCATATTTCGCTCATCAGAGGTCAATTTAATGCAAAAAATGGAAGTCGTTCAAGATGAACAAGTTGAAGTAGAGTTTGACGATATCTCGTACAGCGCTTTTGATGCAGAAAAGAAAGTAACAGATCCATTCTTATCAGTTAAAATGTCTTCACTTTCTCCAAGAATGAAGAGGAAAGCGCAAAGACTTCAAAAGAAGTATGAAGGCGAAGACGGTACAGCAAGTAAATATATTGATCCTCTTGTTGTTAACGGATATTCACTATGGGACATTATCAATCCTCCTTATGATTTAGATAATCTTGCACATCTTTATGATCAAAGTTCTATTCATTATGCGGCTATTAATGCCCGTGTAATGAATACCGTTGGTCTAGGTTATGAATTCCAAGAAACTTTGAAGGCTAAAAGGAAGATTGAAAGAGTTCAAGATGACAAAGTAAAACTTGAGAGAATGAGAAGACAGATGCAAGATCTCAAAGAAGAACTTGATGACGCTTTTGAGGATCTTAATATTGAAGAGACTTTGATTGAGACAATGGTTCGTGTTTGGCAAGATGTTCTTACAATTGGGAACGGTTATCTAGAAATTGGTCGCAATAATTCTGGGAAGATTGGGTATATCGGTCATATCCCTGGAACAATGGTAAGAGTTCGTAGAAAAAGAGATGGTTTTGTACAGATTTCTAGAAGTAATAAGATTCAAGCTGTATTCTTTAGAAACTTTCAAGACTTGGGGATGGAAGACCCAATTAACATGGACCCAAGCCCCAATGAGATTATTCATTTCAAAATGTATTCACCAAACAATACTTATTACGGAATCCCTGCAGCTGTTTCTGCTGCCGCAGCAATAATCGGAGACAAGTTTGCTAAGGAATACAACATTGATTATTTCGAGAACAAAGCAATTCCCCGTTATGCAATCATTCTAAAAGGCGCAAAGATAAGTCAGCGCTCAAAGCAAGAACTTGTTAATTATTTTAGAAACGAAGTTAAAGGTCGTAACCACGGTACTTTGATTATTCCTCTTCCTGCTTCTATCGGTTCTGATACTGATATTAAGTTTGAAAAATTAGAAGCCGGAATTCAGGATTCTTCTTTTGACAAGTATCGTAAATCAAACCGTGATGAAATACTTGTAGCGAACAGAGTTCCTGCTCCAAAAGTCGGTGTTTACGATAACGCAAACTTGGCCGTATCAAGAGATGCTGACAAGACATTCAAGATGCAGGTGATTGGACCAGATCAAGCAGTTATTGAAAAGAAACTCAATCGCCTAGTAAAAGAGTTTACAGACCTTCTGCAATTTAAACTTAACAAGATTGATCTTATGGATGAAGATATGGAGTCAAGAATCTACGATAGATATCTTAGAACTGAAGTTATTTCTCCAAATGAAGTTAGAACCAAGGTTGGATTGCCAGAACGTAAAGATGGCGATGAAGTCCTTCCTTTTCCTACAAAAGTTAAAAAAGAAGGAGCAGGAGCGCCAGTTGGCAATTCTAATAATGCTTCATCAATTCCACCAAAGTCTAGATCAGATGCTGGCTCAACACCAACGGGTGTTCAAGGCAGTGGAGATCAAAAAGAAAGAGGTCAGAGTCAAGACTCTGGCGACAATATAGATACCGTTAAGGTATTTGAAGGAGAAACAAATGAGTGAGGGTACTTTAGTATTTTCGAATACAGCACTAACCAGCGCTGATGGCGCTGTAAGTATAGGAAGACATACGGATTCTATCCGAATTCTTAATACACATGCAACTACAAATGCAATTGTAAAATTAAACGGAGGACCATTAACTATTCTTGCTCCGGCAATCAACAGTGGTGGTGGTTATGTAAAAATAGATGGCGACTATACGACAATTGAAGTAGTAACAGCGAATGTAACATTAGCTGTAATGGCTTTTGGCTAATTATATAATTAATGGTGTATAATTTAAGATTACGAGGTGATTATGGAAAACTTTAATTTATCTTTCCCTATTGACATGATCAAAAGAGAAGAAAGAATTGTTAGTGGTATTGCTACTGCTGACAACATTGATAAATCTGGCGATATTGTTGAGTTTAGTGCTTCTTTAGAGGCCTTCAAAAATTGGGGTGGAAATATTAGAGAAATGCATCACCCCATTGCCGTAGGTAAAGCTATTAGTTATGAACCAGTTGAAATTGAATCTGAAGATGGTGAAAAATATAAGGCTATTAAAGTAAGTGCTTATATTTCAAAGGGTGCCCAAGATACTTGGGAAAAAATCCTTGATGGAACTCTTCAAGCATTTTCCATTGGTGGAAAAATTATGGAAAAGGCTGAGTCTACAGAAAAAATGTTTAGAGGCCGACCAGTTAATATTATTAAAAAATATACGCTTGGTGAGTTGAGTTTAGTTGATAACCCCGCAAATGCACTTGCAATTGTTGATATTATCAAAATGGATATTGATGGCAATCTTGACTATATTTTGGATGTTCTTGAAGATATTGATTTTGAAAAAGCAAAGCAACCTCTCAAAGACCCTAAAGGTGGTCTGACTGCTGCAGGTCGTAGACACTTCAAGGAGACTGAGGGCGCAAATCTCAAGCCCGGAGTCCGAGGTGCAGCAGATACGCCAGAGAAAATGCGTAGAAAAGGCTCATTCCTTACACGCTTTTTTACAAATCCATCTGGTCCAATGAAAGATCCAAAAGGTAGACCTACAAGGCTTGCTCTCTCTGCAGCAGCTTGGGGAGAACCAGTACCACAGAACGCACAAGATGCAGCAGAACTTGCTGCAAAAGGTCGCAGACTTCTTGAACGCTATCAGAATACTAAAGAGAAAGGTATGAAGAAAGAAGGTGAAGTCACATCTGGGAATATGGGTGCGGGAATTAAAAATCCAACACAAGGAAGTTTTAAAACTCCAACACAACCCCAGAAAAAGAAAAAGGAAAAAGATGAAATGATTGCAAATAAATCTGTAGAAGATACAGAATTAATTGAAACACAGGATATTTTATTGCAAAATGATGTAAACTGTGATATGGTCTTAGACATGAATGAACAAGAAATAAATAGGCTATCTCTTTTGAAGAGATTAGTCAATTGGCTTGTTCCAGATGTTCAAGAAAATGCTTCAACAACAGATATAGTTGAAGTTAATGAAAACACACAGGAGGAACATATGGATATTGAAGTCCTTAAAGATGCTCTGAGTGCTGTTGTTGACGATAAGTTGGCTAACTTCGCTACTTCCATTAAGGAAGAAGTTGAGGCATCGCTAAACGATAAGATCGACAATATTACAAAGGGTTTTGAAGCCAGCACTGCTGAACTTCAAGAAAAATTAGAAGCCGCAGAAAAAGCTCTCTCTGAGACAGAAGAGCAAGTTAGCAAGTTTGCTGACGCTGGAGCTATCAAAAAGAGTGTTGACCCAGAAGACGATGAAGAAGACGAGGCAATTGCCAAGTCTGCTCCAAAGTCAGTATGGAACAACGTATATTTACCACAGAGCGTTATCAGCGCCCTTGGTTACGAGTCATAAGAGGAGGAATATAATATGGCATCACAAGAAGAAATTCTTTCAAAGGCTAATGAAGTAACAACAGGTGTTGTTGGTAATGATTCTGGTGGTCTGTTAAAGCCAGCCCAGTCGAATCGTTTCCTTGATTTCGTCATTGACCAATCAGTATTAATGCAGAACGCAAGAGTCGTTCGCATGCGTACTCCACAAATGGAAATCGATAAGGTTTCCGTTGGAACTCGTTTGCTTTCAAAGGCAACCGAGGCAACAGATGACGGCACAAATGCAGCCGTCACCTTCAGCAAGGTATCAATCAGCACCGTTAAGTTGCGTCTTGATTGGTCCGTATCAACAGAGTCACTTGAGGACAACATTGAAGGCGCTTCCCTTGAAGACCACATCGCACAGGTTATGGCTCGTCAAACAGCTAACGACCTTGACGATTTGTTCATCAATGGTAATACATCTTCAAACAATGGCCTTATCAAGGCTGTCGATGGTTTCATTAAGCTTGCAAAAGCCAATGGCCGTACAGTTGATGAAGCTGGTAATCAGGTTTCAAGAGCTACTTACGACCGTATCCTTCGCAACATGCCAACCAAGTACCTTCAGCGCAGAAATGAACTGAAGTTCTTCTCTGGTTCAGGTGTTGTTCAGGACACAATCTACAGCTTGGGCAATCCAAACTCCGCTACAGCCGCAACTGCAGGCGCACCATCACCAGGCTCATTAGCAGGTGACATGGCGTTCTTGCAAGGTTCAATGCGTATGAATGGTGGTCCTGGTTCAACTGGTATCTCTCCATTCGGTATCCCATTGGTGGAAGTTCCACTTATGCCAGAAACCGTTACGGGCGATTACTCAGGTACAGCCGGTTCCCATGGTCACATTGAATTGACATTCCCTAACAACCGTATCATTGGTATCCACCGTGATATTACAGTTTATCGTCAGTTCAAGCCAAAGAGCGACACAATTGAGTATACTCAGTTTATGCGTGTTGGTAACAACATTGAAAACGCAGATTCGTATGTAATCGGCAAGAATGTTAAGCTTCGTAGCCTCTAACATTTAGAAAATAAAATTTCTGTGGAAGGAGGGGTTAATTCCCCTCCTTCTCGCATTTTATATAAGGATATGGTAATCTATTAACTATGAGTGACAATGTTATTAAAAGCACAGACGTAACTTCTGCAAAAGCAGAAAGCAATCCTGTAAAAAAAGCTACAGCAAAAAAGGCTGCAGCAAAACCAAAAGCAGAAAAGAAAGATACTCCTACAGCAACTGGTTTAAAAGTAATCATCTTTGAGTCTGGTGCATCTTATGTATCAGGGGATATTTCTTTCACAAGAGAAGACAATATAAAAGAAGTTTCGGAAGATCAAGCAGACTTCCTTTTAACTCTTGACAATTTTAGAGCTCCAAACCAATTAGAGCTTGAGGATTATCTTAATTCTAAGGAGGATTAATTATGGCAGGAAGCCTTACAAACTACGCTGAAAACAAAGTTCTAGATCATGTTCTAGGAACAACAGCATATACAATGCCAACAACATATGTTGCGTTGTACACCGTTGCCCCAACCGATTCTTCGGCAGGCACAGAAGTTACAGGAGGCTCCTATGCTCGAATTGCAGGAGCATGGGCTGCTTCAACAGGTGGTGCTACAGCTAATTCAAGCAACCTAGACTTTACTGGAATGCCTGCATGCACCGTAGTCGCAGTTGCTGTTCTTGACAACAGCACTGGTGGAAACATGCTTATTCATGGAACATTAACCGCAAACAAATCTCTTGATGCTGGCGACACATTAAGAATTGCAACTGGTGACTTAGACATCACAATTGACTAATAGGAGTTCATATGGGAATTGAAAGAAGAGAGATTTCTGGGGCTGTTATTGTCCAGACTCTAAGTGCAAATATTTCAAACTCATCTACTTCTTTTAGTGTATCTGATGGCTCTACATTCCCAACTGGCGATACAAATCCGTTCGTTATAGTCATAGGAAGAGCTACTGCTGATGAAGAAAAAATTTTAGTTTCGTCAAGAATCTCAAATGCTTTTACTGTTGTATCAAGAGGTTATGACGGTACAGTTGCATTGCCACACGCTGCTGGCTCAACTGTTGATCATGTTCTAGACGCAACTGCTGTTCAATCAATGAACACGACCGTTTTTGATGGTCAAATCCTTTACTGGATGGGGGTCTAATGGCTAACTTACTGCCAAAAAATTTATATATCGGTAATGACACCGCTTCAAATGTCTACACAGTTTCTAACACTGCAGGAAGTTATTCAATAGTTAGAAATATTAACATTTGTAATGTTACTGGAACTGCTGCAACATGTGATATTCATCTTCTATCGTCTGCTGGGACTCCGGGAAATAATAATGCAATTCTTAAAACATTTACTGTTAATGCAAATGAAACTGTTTCTTATGACGCAGGAATTGTTCTTAGCGCTGAGCAAAAAATTTATGTAGTAAATGCTGATAATAAGTGTACTTTTACGATTAGTGGTGTTGAGTATTCCGCTTAACTCATAATCTAGTATTATTGTTAGGTGAGACAATTAAGATTTAAAAAAGGTTCTTGGGTATTAATACCTTTAATTTTTATTTCTATTTTTGCATCCCCTGTAAAAGCCGAATCATTCAGTACACAAGGTGCTAATGATTTTTATTTTGAACTTGAAGCCGGAACAACATTCACTTTAAGGACATACGCACAGCAGTATGGTATTGATAGTCAGTTATGGCTGTACGACAGTTCTAATACGGTTTTAGCTGTAAACGATGACTATTACGGTTTAGATTCGTACATTTCATATAATGTTTTAGAAACCGGAACCTATCGTCTTCGCACAAGTGTTTGCTGTGGTGATTCCAATAGATGGTATGGAAATTCTTACACAATAGAGACTGACTCTGTGCCAACAGTGGTTCCATCAACTACGACTTCAAGCACAACAACCACTACTTCAACCACTACTTCAACAACTACTACCTTGCCTCCATTGGGGATGAGAACCCCAACAAATCTCCGGGCTTATGCGTATGAAGGTCGGGTTGCTCTTTCATGGGATGCCCCAGAAGGTGGAGAAGGTTATGCCCCTGTAGAGAGATATGCAATTTTCTTTACCGATGATAACTGGCAAACATCTCGTGCTATTTCATCAACTAATACATGGGCTGTTGTCTACAACCTTGAAAACGGTACTGAATATCAGTTTAGAGTTCGTGCAGATAACGACACACTTGGTGTGTATTCATCAACGATTGAAACATTCACAGTTCGTGCAACACCTGTAGCTACTACTACGACTACCAGTACAACCACCACAACATCGTCAACCACGACAACCACAAGCACAACAACAACTTCATCGACTACAACTATAGCACCTGAAACTGAACCGACTACAACGACTGTTGAAGAAGTAGTCCCCCCTCCTGTTGAAACGCTTCCAGCAGAAAACACCACTGTTTCAATTCCCGAGTTGGACCAAACTCCAGTTTCTACTCCAGAAATAGATACAACACCTGTTGAAATTCCTGAAGACCCAACGCCAACAATTGAAGTTCCCCAAGAGGTTCAAGAAACTATAGACGCAACGGTTGATGATATTTTCGATGCACCTATAACTAATGCAAACCTTGCAAATGCTGTTGATGACTTAGTAGCAGATGCTGAAACTTCTGAAGAACTCACGGCAGTGGTTAATTCTCTTCTTGGTCAAGATTTAACTGATTCGCAGTTTTCTACAGTTATTGATTCAGTGTTTGATGGGCCTATGTCTGACGAAAACTTCTCTGCTGCAGTGGAAGCTGTCTTTGACAATACATCTCAACTAAGTGCAGACCAATTTGAAGCTGCTGTCGATGCAGTCTTTTCTGAGCCGTTATCTGAAGAACAATTTTCTGCTGCCCTTGATTCTATTTTCGATGAGCCAATCTCGGATGAGAAATTTGCATCAGTTATTGACTCTGTATTGGATACTCCATTATCAGATGAACAATTTGAAGCGGTTGTTGGAATCTTGGAGTCAGACTCTGTTTCTGAAGAACAGGTGTCTAATGCTGTTGACAGTGTTTTGGAACTTGGTGTTACAGAAGACCAAGCAACCGACCTTGCTACAAGTGCAAAGGTTTTGGAAAGTATTGACGCAGATCAGGCTACAGAAATCTTTCAAGAAATTGCTGTTGAGAACCTTACTCCAGCAGAAGAATCTGCTCTTGTTGAAACACTTACCGATGCCCCAAGTGAAATTAAAGAAGCCTTTGAGGGAGAGATTGACATTTTCGGAGAAGGTCTTGATGATTATGTTCCTACAGGCTCTGGAATAGATGTAAAAGCAAGAAGAGCACTCATTGCTGTAACAACTACTTTAACAATGATTACAACGGCTCCTATGCCCTCTGGAGGCAGTTCTGCCCCATCGGGTGGAGGTGCTGGTGGACCATCGGGAGGCGGTGGTTCTGGTAACACAGATCGGGGTAGTAGCCGATCAAGGAGAAAATAATGTTTAAAAAAATATTAAAAGAACTCCATGCTTTGGCATGGACATTATCTGGAGGTGTAATTGTTTTAATTACATTATCTGGCAAAACTCAAACTTATGGATTGTGGTTGACAATAACTGCATTTGTTGTTCACATGTTTGGTGTTTTAATTAAAAAGGATGAAGACTAAATGAATAATACAAAAAATATCTTATTAAGAATACTTGCCGTATTTGGCGCATCGGGTCTTGGAGTGATTGGAGCTGGGTCTATTGCCGGAGTTAATCTACCCCAAGCTGTACTGATGGCTGGAATTGGTGGAGTTGCTAAAGTTGTAGAGGGCTTGGCTAAAGCTTTCCTTAATGACGGGAAACTTGATCTTGAAGAGATTGATGAAATCTTTAATGGTCCTAAAAGTCAGCCTCAAAAAGACATCTAAGGTATAATTGACTTATAGTGGTTATCCACAAAAGGAGATATATATGAAAATTACTGAAGCACAAAAGGCAATGGCTGCATCCTACGCAAGAAGCGTATTGGGAGCTGCTGTTGCTGTATACGCATCAACTGGTGATGTAAAAATGGCTGCAAATGCATTATGGGCTGCTGCCCTTCCTGTCATTATGCGCTATCTGAATCCTAATGATTCGGCATTTGGGAAGACAAAATAATGCCAAGAAAGTATAGCTATTACCCAAGTTTTGACGGAAAAAAAGCACAGCCTGGAACTCAAAAACTCGCTGAACTTTGCAATAAAAGATGGAAAGCAACCAATATGGGGATCTATGTTGCCAGGCTGATGAGAAACTCTCATACAGAAGGTAAGAAGATGGGAGATCCGGGTATGGAGAAGTGGATGTCTGTTCATGCAACTGGCGCTGCTGTTGACTTAGGTTATCCAGATCGTAAGACAGGAGTTGAAATGTGGAATTGGTTCCTTGCTCATACTAAAGAATTAGGAATTGAAGAAATCCATGACTATGCTTTTGATACTAATGTTAAAGATAAAGTGCAAGGGTATGGAAGAGGATTTCGCTGCTCAAGAGGAGAAAATGAGGCTGGGGTAAAAATTTTTACCAAAGATGATAATGCTGGTTCATTTGGCGGCCAGTGGTTGCATGTAGAACTTTCTCCAGAAATGGCAAAAGATGCTGCTAAATTTGAAGCAGCATGGAGAGCCTTGCCAAAGCCGGATGCATAATGGAAGATTTGAATAAAGGAAGAAACAAATCTTGCGAATGCGGTTGCGACTGTATTGAACAGTGCAGCTGTGGTTGTGAGACTTGTGACTGCTAACGATGGCTGCAGAAAGAAATATTGCAATTTACAAAGGTGATAGTTACACGCACGAAGTTCGGATTAGAGATAGTGCAAATGTTAATACAAATATCACAGGAAGAACTTATACGGCTCAGATGCGCAAATCTCGCTCATCTGATTCCGTAGTTCTTTCTTTTACCGTTGCCGTTACGAGTGCGGTAAATGGTCTTGTAACAATGTCTCTTTCTTCAGGTGCTACATCTGCAATAGAACCCGGAACTTATTTTTATGACTTTGAAGAAACAAATGGTTCATACGTAACAACTTTAATGACAGGTAAAGTTACATTGTCAGGTCAGGTAAGTCGTGGCTGATACAACAATCTTACAGGTTAATACTGGTGATATAACAAATTTATCTGTGTCTAGTGGTGATGCAAGTATATTGAGCGTTCAGAATGGTGATATAACAACCATTGTTGGCGCTCCAACAACAGTAACACTAGAAAGAATTTTAACATTATCCAATGCATCGCCATTGGATATAGCAAGATCCGCAAATAGCGGAGTTCTTGAGGTTGCAAGTAGAGCAGACCATGCTCACTCAATCGCAAATACATTACTTGATGGAGGTAATTACTAAAATGGCTAATACAATTAGAATCAAAAGAAGGGCTTCTGGTGGAGCAGCTGGTGCACCGGCCTCTCTGGAAAATGCAGAACTTGCATATAACGAAGTAGACGATGTTCTTTACTATGGTAAGGGAACAGGCGGAGCGGGTGGAACTGCTACAACTGTTGAGGCAGTTGCTGGTGCAGGAGCATATCTTACGCTTTCGGGAGTCCAGACAGTAACTGGAAATAAGACATTTAATGGTCTTGTTCTTGTTCCAACTCCAACAGCAAATACTCATGCTACAACAAAACTTTATGTTGATAATGCAATTGCTGGCGTTACTCTTGTAAACACAGCAGTAACGGCTGGCTCTTATGGTGGTGCTGGTACAGTCGGTACTTTCACTGTTCAGGCTGACGGTCGTTTAACCGCTGCCTCAAACACAGCCATTTCAATCACCGCTTCTCAAGTTAGTGACAGAGCGACAAATCTTGTCACTGGTCTTACTGGCACTGCAAATCAAGTTGCAGTTTCTAACTCGGGTGTTGGAGCGGTAACAATTAGCCTTCCAGCTGATGTTACAATCTCTAACACTCTTACAATTACTGGAGATCTTGTTGTTAATGGTAATACAACAACTCTTAACACCGCAACTCTAACTGTTGAGGATAAGAATATTGTTCTTGCAAATGTTGCTACACCAACAGACACAACTGCAGACGGTGCCGGTTTCACAATCAAGGGTGCAACAGATAAGACCCTTAATTGGGTTGACGCAACTGACGCATGGACTTCTTCAGAAGATTTCAACCTTCTTGCAGGAAAAGTTTACGAAATCGCTGGAACTTCGGTTCTTTCAAATACCACTTTGGGGTCAGGAATCACAAACTCAAGTTTGACCACACTTGGCACTATTGTGACTGGTGTATGGAATGGCACAGCCATTGGAGCAGCCTACGGTGGTACTGGTCTTAGCTCTTACACAACTGGTGACTTGGTTTACTCATCGGCTACTAATACCCTTGCAAAACTTGGGATTGGTTCAGCAGGTCAGTTCCTTAAGGTTGTAGCAGGCGTACCTTCGTGGTCTGATACAGTAGATGGCGGTACTTTCTAGTAGGAGGAAGTAATGGCTAACACCATTAAAATAAAAAACTCAGGTACGACCTCCGCAGTCCCCGGTTCGCTTGAATATGGTGAACTGGGGCTGAACTATGCCGATGGAAAGATTTTTTACAAAAACGGATCCAACGCAATTGTGGAGTTTGGCACTGCTGGTTCTATAAATCTTGATGGTCTTAGCGATGTGGTAATTACATCTCCATTGGAGTATGAATCTCTTGTTTATAATGGTACTAACTGGGTTAATCAATATTCTTCAACGGCAACATATGTTCGTAATGCCGAGGCAACAACGCTTACGGCTGGAACTGTTGTTTACCTTTTTGGAGCAACGGGAGATCATGCAACCGTAAAAAGAGCAGACAATGACTCTGATGTTACATCATCCAAAACAGTAGGATTAGTCGCTTCATCGATTGCATCTTCTGAAAACGGTCCTGTTGTCACTCGGGGCTATGTAGACGGAATTGACCTATCTGTTGGGTATACGGCTGGCGATGTTCTATGGCTTGCAGAGGATGGGGCATTTACAAAAACAAAGCCATCTGCTCCTGAACACCTTGTTTTTATTGGAGTCGTTGTTCGTGCAACAAACAATGGAATTATCTATGTAGCAACTCAAAATGGGTATGAAATAGATGAGCTTCACGATGTTTCTATCACAACTCCAGCATCAGGACAAGTTTTAGAATATAATGGTAGTTCATGGGTAAATAGAAATACTGTTCGTGACAACATGATCAAGTTCTATATGGAGGTTATATAATGCCAATTAGTCAAAAAAGGTTGGCTGGTCCAACTCAGATATCAACAGTTACTGCTGTTGCTTATACTGTACCTCTAAACACAACTACAATTGTTAAACAAATTCTAATCACAAATACAACAGCGTCTTCAAGAACTGCAACCATTCGTTTAAAGCCTCTTAATGTTGCCGAAGCCAATACGCATGATATATTAAGTAATATAACAGTTAATGCTAATGAAACTCTTGCTTTTAACTGTTCAATGGTTTTAATTAACAATGGAAATACTGCAAGCAACACAACTAGCGATCAGATTACATTTTTATGTTCTGCAAACTCTGCATTGAATGTAACTATTTTTGGAGTTGAGGAGTCGTAATGGCCGGTATATCTCGATTTCCTTCCGCAAATGCTTTCTCATCATTCATTGATGCCCCAGACTCAACCTATGGCACTGGCTCTGATGGAACAGTAACTATCTCTGCAAACACAACTTTAACCTCCGACAAATTTTATTATAATCTTACTGTTGACTCCAATGTTGTTTTAAACACTGCGGGTTATAGAGTCTTTGTAAAGAATATTTTAACTCTTGCATCTAACTCTACTATTGGAGTAGGTACAGCCAACAACTATACGATGACGACTGGTTTTTCAGGCACTGGCTCTATTGCGGGTGGTGGTGCTACTAATACTGCGGTTACAAATAGCCTTGGAGGAAACAGTGCAACACAGACTGCAACTCCACCAACAGTCGCACAAGGCGGTACAGGCGATAAAACAACGACAAGTGGATTCTGGTACCAACCAACCCAATCTGTAAAAGGATATGTCATTAACGCAAGCAACACAACACCACTCTTTTTAAGAGGGGGTGCAGGTGGTTCTGGAGGTCCGGGAGGTGGAGTTATTATTATCGCTGCTCGTTATATTTCCCCAACCGCAACTTCTTATTTTAAAGCCTCTGGATTAACTGGTGGCGGTGGAGGAGGAGGTGGAGTAATCATTGTTGTTTCAACCCATTCAGCCTTACCAACTGGAATCACAACTGATGTAACAGGCGGAACAAGTTGTGTCAATGGTTCAGTGATATACTCTCAATTGGTATAATATGGGCGCATTAGAAAGATTTAACTCACCCGCAAAAGTTCAAAGAATTGGTAATGATTCAGTTTATGGAACGGGGTCTGACGGAACCGTAATAATTGCTTCCAACACATCTCTTACTAGAGACATGTATTACAGTAACTTAACAATTAACAATGGAGTTCATCTTAATACAAATGGTTTTAAAGTTTTTGTAAAAAATACACTAACTGTCAATGGCTCAATAGGTGTCGCATCAGGGGTTTCTGTATCAACTGCTACAGTTGCTGGGACAGCTAATATTGCAACAAGCGTAACCAATTCAATTGGAGGAACTGCTTCTGGTGGAGTGTATACAGCATCACAAGTGCCCGCAAGCGTGGTTTCCGATATTGAGAATATTCTAAGAGCAGGGCATGTCAATACATCTGGATCATTCCTTTCTTTTACCGGAGGCGCTGGTGGGGGGAATGGTAGCCTTGGCACCGTTACTCCGGGGGTTGCTGGGACATTAACTCCAGGTGCTAATGGCACTGGAGCAACTGAATCTCCCTCAACATGGACAGGGCAAGCAGGAAGTTTGCCTTCTCAAAATGCTGGGTATCCCGGCGGTCCGGGAAATAGAGGGACAAATGGAACTAATGGGTCTGCGGGAATAGCAATCCCTGCCGCATCTGCTGGATCGACACCCCCTGCTGCATCTGCGGGGGCAGGAGCAAGAGGTGGTCCAGTAGTAGTAATTGTTGCAAAGAACATCAGTGGAACAGGAGTTGTTCGCTCAGAAGGAAGTAATAGCACTGCAGGGGGGTCTTCTGCAACAGGAACAGGGGCTGGGGCATCAGCGACAGGCACTGGGGCAACAAATGGCGCTAATGGGTCGGCAGGGTCATCCTCCCCTAGTGCAAGTATTTATCATGCTGCAAATACTCATGCATCTTATACGAGAGGTGGAGATAACGCAACCATTCATTACGGGACTCCTGCCCTCCCTAGAGGTCCTCATGTTACTGAACATTCACTAGACCACGCACATGGGTCATGGACCTATACAGCGCATGACGCAACTCCAGTTCATCCTGCCAACAGTCATCATGGAAGTTCTCCTCATTTTGGAGGAGCATCAACCAGTCACGCACCTGTACCCCCTACATCGGTTTTTTATGCAGTTAATAATGTAAACCATACTGCTGGTAACACGTTAGGTCATGACGGGGCGGTTGCGCATACTTATGTACATACTTCTGCCCCTGTTGGTCATAATCACTATGCTGAAGCTGATCATCACGCATCTGGCCCATATCATCTCCCCGCATATCACTACAAAGGTGCACATGAGCCAGCAGTCCATTATCATGGTCATGCCGTTGCTCATAGAGGAAGACATGACTTATATGGCTATCATGGAAATGGAAATCGCAGACAAGCAGGGACTCAGGCTCATGCTATAACAAGGTCTTATCCTGGAGGTGTTGGAGGTCCAGCTGGCAGTGCTGGCAGTGCTGGATCAAACTTTTCAACAACTGCTGGAACTAACGGATCAACAACTGCGGGAACTGCTGGTCAAGCAGGTGGTGGTGGTGGTATAATTATCATTACAGAAGCAGCTTTATCTGGAGTAACAACCAGTGCGAGCGGTGGTGCTAACCCTGTAAGTGGTACTGGTTCTTCAGGTGCAGTTTACACCATATTAAACCAATAAGGAGAAAAATGTTTACGATTACTAACGAGCAAAAAAAAGCATTGCTTGAATCAGCCAAAATTGGTGCTGAAATGGAGCTATATCAAATGTTATTGATAGCGGGGCATGACCCTGATAGTTATGACTTAACTAAGATTCTTGACCTAGAAGACGCAATTGCCCCAAGCAATGAGAATCGTATGTATATTACATATAATAAACTTAATACTTTAATTGCAAAAATAGAAAGTCTGTAAAAATGAGAAGGGTCATTTATTGCCCATCAGAAAAAAACTTAGATGAAGCAAGCTGTATTGCAAAATATTCTTTTTTGCCAATAAATATTGGAGACTTTGAAGGCTCTGAGGGTTTATTTTTTGACAGAAATATAACACAAATTTTAGAAATACCTGAATTTAATGATGTATCATATAAAGAAAATGTTGAAAACAATTTTCATCAAAATGTAAACTATATTAACGACTTTGTATCTTTTAACAAAAATTGCAAATTATTGATTGATAATAAGTGTCATGAAGCAATATTGATTGAAAAAAATAGAATAAAATTTCTTTTTGAAGAAAAAGAAGTTGGAAAAAAGATTGCAAAAATTGTAATCAACAACACTGTAATGAAAGAATTTAGATATAATGTATATTGAAAAATATGAAAAAGCTCCTTGTATATGGGTTTATAAAGACTCTTTTGATATTAAGGATTTTATTTCAAAATTTGAAAAAGAAACACAGCGAACTTGGCCATATATAACATGGGATAAGTCTTTTACTGGCGAGGGTTCAGAGCGTTCAGATAATGAGTATAGAACATCTGTTGAATCTAACTTTAGTGAATTACTGAGAAATGAGATATCTGAAGATTTAGAGGATATCTCAAAAGATGCAATGGCATTATTTTATGATATTGATAAATGCATATGGGATTATCGTGAATCATTTGATCTTCAGTTGAAAGCAGCCGAGCCATTTAATCTACTTAAGTATGAAAGCAATGCTCAATACCATGCACATCACGACCACGGTTCAAGCAATGAGAGAATTTTAAGTTTAGTAGCATGCTTTGGGGCAGCTGATGAAGGCGGAGAACTTGAATTTCCTTACTTCGACTTAAGGATAAAATTGGAAACAAATTCTTTAGTCCTATTCCCATCGAATTTTCCTTACACTCATATTGCTCACCCAGTGGTAAGCGGAACTAAATATAGTCTGGTAACATGGTTTACATGAGAAATATTTCTGAATTAAACCCAGCACTATATATGCATTATTACTTGACTGAAGAGACTGGTGAAGTTTTATTGAAATTCAATGTATCTTCAGGTCTTATTGATGTTGATCCTAGTGAATATGATTTATTCAGCACAGATGCTGGGACATTGATTGCATTCCGTGTAACTCATCTTGGTTATCAAAATTATATTTACTTATCTGGTTCAAATAAAGTTTATTTCCAAAATTGTTCATATGAGAAATATGAAGAATTATTTGATAGACCAAAGCAAGATAAGTTGATTATGTATTCTTTTATGAAATCAATAGAAATTCCGGAAAAACAAAATTATATACAGCAAGACGCTTCTCTTCCGGAAGACTTTGTTAGGTGTGATTATAATAAATTTGGGTCTATACCATTTTATTCGACAAGAAACCCTATTGCTGTAACCAATATTTTCAATGTCCTAGATGTTGGTGGCATTGGTCATCTTCTTTGTATTTTTACGAACAACACTGAGAACCCCAACCCTGATTCCCAATCTATCAATACAGGAGCTAGAACACTATCGGGTGCTATAAAAGCTATATACGAATGGTCAGAGTCTCATAAAGAGCCATTTAATAATCAAGAACAAATCTCCAAAGTTGCTCATGATTTCTTAGAGGAATTGCAGATTCCAGAGGAAGTGATGACTCAAGTAGTTGATGAGCAAGTTGATATGAGAGTTTCACGATATCTCCAAGGAGAAACAAGACAGGTCTATTCTTTTGACGAAAATATAGAAACACCAGAGTTGTTAAAGATTTATTTTAAAAATAAATGCAAGTATAAGAGTCTTTATCAGCTGTTTACTAACCACCCAAGGAAGAACGAATTCTCATCCTTTTCCAGTACGAGTTATAAAAATCGTATTGAAAATGCGCTATATCAAATATATATTGAAAATGATTTAAATGTATTTACACCAGAGTTTTTGAAGCAATATTTTGAAACAAACATTAATAAGGATTCTAGCACTGTATTGAAGTTGCTAAGTCTATTGGAAGAAATGAAGTAAATCTTGAAAGTCACTATTGTTGGTAGCGGTACTGCTGGTATGATTTCAGCTTTGATTCTTAGAAAAGCTTTTCCAAAATTTGAAATTAATATTATCTCATCATCTAAAATTGGTATTATCGGAGTTGGTGAAGGGTCAACAGAACATTGGCGTTCTTTTATGCAATTATGTGACATACCTGTTGGTGAATTAATTGTTCAAACAAGAGCTACACATAAGTACGGAATTCGGTTTGAAAATTGGACTAACCATACTCCAGATTACATTCACAGCGTGTCTAGGGTTGAAGTAGAAGAGCCTTTTGGCTACTACTCTTTATACAATGGTTTAATTAAAGACAATAAAACAATAACAGAAAATACCGGGTCAAGATCATTGATTGAGAACAAAGTTAATGCTAATGACCCTCATGAATCAACTAATCAATTTCATTTCGATACTTTTGCATTAAATAATTATTTAACAAGTATATGTTTATATAGAAATATTTCAATAACGGATGCAGAAGTTATTAAGGTAAATTTAAACCCAGAAAATGGATGTATTGATTCTGTTATGACTGATTCTTTACTAACGGTTGAGTCAGATTTCTGGATTGATGCAACAGGGATGAAGAGACTATTGATATCAGCAGTATCCGATGTTCAATGGAATTCGTTCAAAGACTATTTGCAAATGGATTCTGCCATAGCTTTCCCTACAGAGTCTGATCCATCTGGAGAGATACGACCATACACAAGAGCAAGGGCGCTCAGTAATGGCTGGGTCTGGGAAATCCCAACACAAGATCGTAGAGGAAATGGGTATGTCTATTCTTCAAATCATTGCACAGAAGATCAGGCTATAAAAGAAGTATCAGACCTTCTGGGTTTTGAAGTGAACCCTGCAAGAAGTATAAAATTTGAACCCGGTCATGTTAAAGAGTTTTGGGTAAAAAACTGTGTTGTAGTCGGTCTAGCTGGTGCTTTTGTTGAGCCAATTGAGGCATCTTCAATCGGTTCAACCATTCAGCAAGTAAGGTGCTTGATGCAGAACTTAGGTAATTACAATCATGGCTCAACACATATGCAAAAGTCATATAATAAAAAAATGAATATAATGATGGAAAATATTTTGGCAATGATTTCATTGCACTACATTTCTGACAGAACAGATAGCGCAATGTGGAGGCAGCAACAGGTCATGAAGAAACCGGACTATCTCTTGGAACTACTAGATCTTTGGCAGGAAAGACCGCCTTACCCTTATGATATATCTGGTAATAACTATGAGATGTTTCTTATACCTCATTTCTATCATGTAGCCCAAGGTCAAAAAGTTTTATCAGCAAAAGCAGCTGAAGATATGATAAGTTCTTTTGGTTCAGAAGAAATGGTCAAGAGAATCGTTTCTGATGCTAAACTTAAACAAACAGCTCACGCAAAGGTTGACCATGCTGAATCGCTCAGACAAATTCAAATATAGAATTGCAAAGTATAGGCAGGATATGCCTACCCCCAAAAGGGGTGAAATAGTTATTGTCCCCCAAGACAATAGGTTGATTGAAATACCTCCATATGTTGCAAATGGGAAGCTACCTTCGTGGTGGAAAAATCTCCCCAAGGATAAAGGGACTCTTCGCTCGTGCGAGGGGACATATGATTTAGTTAGTTTTGGAATTATCATTCCTTCATGGTCAAATGTGACTGTTAGACCTGACATAACTGGAAAAAATTTTGAAGCAAGAATTGACCCGATGAATCAGTTCCCAGAAGGAAATTTTTCAATCAATGGATTTAGCGCTGCATCAGCATCGGGATGCCCAATGGAGAATTTGAAAAAACTTCCTGAAAGCCAATATATCAAGCTAGTTTCTCCTTGGAGGTACAGAACGCCCAAAGGAGTTTCGCTAATGGCTTTACCTTTATTGCATGAGCCAAACCCCAATTATGAAATTGTCCCAGGGCTGATTCATACAGATTTCTATAACCAAATACATATTGTGCTTAACATCAAGACAGACAAGGAATTCACAATTCCAGCAGGAACACCTCTGCAACATTTAATTCCCGTGAGAAGGAATGATAATACTAAGAGAATAGTTTGGGGTAATGAGTCTATGTACAAATTTGTACAAAATTCTGGATTAGGAGATAGCTCAATACCTGCAACAAACACTAGAATATATTATAGAAAAAAACAAAGAGATAATGATGCAGAAATGCTAGAAAAGGAATCTAAGAGATGGAATTTTTTAAAAAAATAATTGAAGCCATAAAAACGATGAGTAGTCGTTCTTACTGGACAAAAGTTAACTCAGTAGAAGCATGGGGTTTTACGACAAAGATTGCAATTATCTTTCCGGGTCTTCTTCTTGGCAAGCAGTTCTGGTGGTTGTATATCTTTGCCATTATTTCAAGCGTTGCCCTCATCTGGACATCAACCCGCAAGACCCTCCCAACAATCATCCTTTTTAATGTTGCTTGGGTAATTCTAGCCAGTCTTTCTATCCTTAAACATTTTTGGCAGTTTTGAGATTTACCAACTAAACCTATATGCTGTATAATTAAAGCATAATGGATGAAGTAAAAATCAATACATCTAAAACCCTTACACTAACCCTGCCAAGTGACCCAACATCCAATCTGGTATCGGTATCGCTGTATCATGAGTTTGGGGATTTAGTCTCAGGTCCATCCAGCGCCACTAGAACGGGCACAGGGGTCTATACAATTACCTTTGGGCAGAGAAGCTCGGGAATCTATATTTTAAATTCAGCAGGCAAGCACAGGGTTGATTTTACCTATACGGTATCTGGTGTTTCCTATACCCAATCTGACTATATAAATGTCTATACCCCCTACTTGACGGCCTCAGAGTTTTTTGACCTTTATCCAGAACTTGAGGATACATTTGCCAACAATTTTGAAGCTCTGAACAAGAGGGTCAGGAACATAATTAATACATTCTGTGGACAGTCCTTTGACTTCTATCAGGATCTTTCAATCTCTATAAATGGCAACGGTTTTTCGAGCCTTAGATTACCATTACCTATCTCAACAATGACTGATGTTGTACAAGACCCCGGAACTGATGATGAGTTTATTCTCTACGGAGAGAATACATCAAATATTGAAAAAGTAAAGCAAGGTTTTGGCTTTGATACAAGCTGGAACATTAGATTTAAAAAGTCTAATAGTTTAGAGAACACATTTCTTATTGGAAAATTTAATAATGACTCTATTTATAAAGTAACTGGAGATTATGGCTGGAGATATGTTCCCGATAATGTCAAGCAGGCTGCTCAACTTCTTGTTGCCGATATTATGAATAATGACTCTGAATATCGTAATCACGGAATTTATAGAGCTGACATGGATGCAATCTCGTTGTATATGAATCAGAACTTCTATGAATCAACAGGAAACATTGAAGCAGATATCTTGCTTATGGATTACACACTGTTTGTGATGGATTATGTGGTCTAATGGCAGCAAAAACATATCTAAGGTTTGTACACACGGTTGATGTTTATCAAAAAATAACTGATACAAATGCTGCCGGTCAAAAAACAATAACATTTACAAAAACAGCGACTATCCCTGCCTCTTACCAGTCAGGAGTCAGCGAAAGAAGAATTGAGCCATATATTGAAAACATTGAAGAATATAAGTTTTACATTTCTTATCAAGACTCTGGTTTTATCTCTTACAATAATAGAATTTTAAATGTAAAAGATCGTTATGGAAATGTAATTGAAACTGGTCCATTGGAAATAATAAGCATCCGTAAGCAAATGGGCTTTGGTGGAAGACTTCATCATTTAATCGTTGGTGCAAGAAGGGTTGTTGAAAATGCTTAAAATGACTATTAATTCTAATGCGACTAAGCAGATGGAAGCCGTTATAAATAAAATTGATACTTTCCCAAACAGAGTTGCTTCCGCCCAGCAATCAGCTTTGTTTCGTACAGCAAATAATCTTGGTCAAAAACTTTATAAAAAATATCCCGCATCACAATATCTGGAATACACTATTGCCGCATCTGGTAAATTAGGTTATAAATTGACAATAACGCCAACAAAGACTGCAAAGACATCTGCTGGTGGTGATGCATACATTGCAGCCTCAGTATTTCTTAAAGGTCGTAAATCTTATTCTGTAAAAGCAAAAGGCGATTATCGTATGAAATTAAGAAAAGAATCTGTCCCCCCTTATCCATCCGCATTATGGGATGCAAAAATTCCGAGAATGCTGGGGCATGAAGATGAACTCAAGAGAGATGCCAAAGAGCAGATTATTAAGAACTTGGAATATGCATTGGGTCGTTTTGGCTTTGGTCCAAGAGGCGGGGCAACTGGCATAATTGATTTGCCAAGAGTTAGGAGTAGAGCGAAATGACAATAAGCGTTTATGATGTAAATACATTTTTAAAGAATGATGCAACTCTTCAAAGTATTGCCGGGAAGACCATGAACTTCTTCCCAGTTATCGGATATGGAACTGAGTCCCCTCCTTTTGTTGTTTACTTCTTTAGTCCTTCAATCCCGTCAGTAGAGGCGTTTTGGAATAGGAACGATTTGGTCAGGTATTCTTTGTATGATAGCGATGTTGATAGACTCTTTAAATTAGCAGAAAGAATAATTTATTTATTAGGTCATGGGGACAGTGTTCAGCAGTCTGGTGGTATTACAAGTGCCAATCATCGCTTCAAATCCTCTGTGTTTTTGGGTTCTAGTTTGATTGAACCTCTTGAAAAAGAAGGCTGGTACCAGATGGACTTAGATTTTCGCATATTCTCAACAAGTCTTTAAATTTGTGGTATGCTAATAAGATATGAAGTATACTACTATTACATACATTGGTAAGGCCGAAGGGTATACCGTTAAAATGGGCGCTAAATCTTACGAGTTTGAATGGCAAAAAGGCTTGGGAATTGGTAATAAAAAAGAGGAAGTTAACCCGTTGCATGTACAAAAGATCGCTAAATGGCGTGACAAAAGAGGAAAGAAAATCTTTTTTCTCGAATAACTAGGAGGAATCTAAAATGGCAACAACAGCCGCAAATATAGTCGTAGGTGAAGCAGTCGTAAGAGTTGGAACATCCAACTTGACAATGACTGGATCCGATTTCGATGCCCTCCGCCATGTGGGATACACGCAAGGTGGAGTAGAAATTTCATGGCAACCAGATATGGTTGACATTGAGGTTGACCAGTTCGGTGACGCTGCAAAAGTCATCCAGTCGAAGGTTAAGGTTATGGTCAAGACGACTATGGCTGAAGGCACATTGGAGAACCTTGCTGTAGCATGGAGTTACAACTCAACAGTTGCAAACTCTGACTCAACAGCTTCTGATATTGTTAACAACCTTGACGGTACAAACACCACAACATTCAAGTTTGGTGGTCAGAATGTTTACCCATTCGAAAAAGCAGTTCAGATTGAAGGAAATGCGCCAAACTCAACCGCTTCAACGACTTACACACGTAAGTTTAGAACAAAGAGAGCTATTTCGATGGAATCTTCAACAATCAGCATGAAGCGAGCAGAGGCAACAGTCTTCGCAGTTTCATTCCGTGTTCTCCCAGCATCTGATGATACTGGATACGAGTACGGCAAGATTATTGACCAGAAGCCAGCTTAATAAATAACGCTTAACAAATAACATTTAAAATTAGTACTTGGGCAATCCCCTGTGTGGTATCATATACTGCACAGGGGATTTCTCTGTATATACACAAAGGTAGGAAATTACAAAATGGCTAACGGCAAAAATGTTGATATGCACAAGGGTACGGATATTGTATTCGCAGACGGAAAGACAAGATCTATTAAGCCTCTTACAATTCGCTCACTTAGAGAATTTATGAAGGTTGCAAACGATATGAAGTCAACTGATGAAGGTTCACTCTCAGATGAGGATATTGATAAGATGGTTGCTGCGGCAAAGATTGCTCTTAAGAAGGTAGACCCAGAACTTGCTGCTGATGATGAAGCATTGGAAGACGCACTTGACTTGCGCTCGTTCCAAGAGCTCATGTCAGTTGCTATGGGTGGCGACCCAAACCAGTAGAGGGGGAGTCTGGAGGCACAGGCGAACCAATCGCTTGGGATGACCTCCCCCTACTCAAATACGAATCAGAAATATTCGTACAAATCGGTGCTTGGAAAAGCCTAGAAGAACTGGAAGACTCATTGCTTTTGCATGAGTTATTCCTGTTATATCGGGCATGTGGAAATGAATATACAAAGTCAATTAAAGCGTCAGCAGTTGCTTTCGGTGGTGAAGTTGACTTTAGTGATGATTGGTACGACCCTATGCCGGAAGAAGAAGCTCCATACATTAACAGTTCTAACTATGGTTCGCTTCCAATATCTCTCGGATTTGAAACTATTGAAGAATAACATTGCGTTTTGCAGATTAAAATGGGATAATTTAAGAGGTGCTAATTAATGAGTGATGTAGATATTGTATTAGGAATTGCTACTACGGGTGTAGAGGAAGTCTACAAACTTAGTAATGCAATGACGCAGCTTAATCGTGCGGTTAACAGCGTATCTAACCCAATGAAGAATCTTGACGCAAGAAGTCGAGCATTGTCACAAGCAGTCGGTTCTGCTGACTCATCACTTAAAAGCCATGCTAAAACACTTTCTCAGTTAACTCGTAATCAGGTTGTGCTTTCCAATGAAATGGGAAGAGTTAAAAAAGAGATTGCTGGACTTGGCAAAGAGTTTAGTCTTGCGAGCGGGCATTCTGCGGCTTTTTCACGAGCCGGAATCAAAGATATGCAAAATTATCAAAAAGCAATCAAGAGCGTTAAGCTCGGTGCTTTGGTTGAGGATTTAAAGTCTGTTTCACAAGAACAAAAGCGTTTAGGTAAAGACGCACAATTCGTTGGTAGAAGTCTTATCATTGGTCTTACAACACCAATTATGGCTTTTGGTCGTTATGGTCTGCAAGCGGTTGTTGCTGTTGATAAAGAGTTTGTTCGTTTAAATAAAATTCTTGAAGGTGTTGCTCCAAATCTTGATGCTGCTGCTCGCAAGATGGGCGTTCTGGGGACAGGAACAAAAGCTCAGAATGAACAGTTAAATACAATGGTTGATAGATTTAATCAACTTGATAAATCACTCTCAGCAACAAGTAATAAATTTGGTATAGCAAAAAGCCTTACCGTTGGTCTTGCTGCAGACTTTGCTGAATTAGGTATCCAGACTGCAGATAGCATTTCAAAGATAACTGAGTTAACTGCTAAGACTGAAAAGCTTGGTAGCATGGATATTGGCGCTGCAAAAGATCTTGTCCAAAGTTTGTATTTCCAAGCAAGACGAGCAATGGAGCAAAGCGGAGAGTCTAAAGGTCTAACAGCAGAACAGTTTGAAACAAGAGCAATTGCTGCGGCTACCGCTCAATTAAATCTTTTTAACATTATTGAAAACCAAACAGCCTTAAGCATGAAAGACATTGCTAAAGCATTCCCTGAAGTTGCATCTGCTGCAACAACTTTCGGTTTGTCAATGACTGAAGCAGCAAGTCTTCTTGCCCCTATGAAAGCTGCTGGTCTTGAAGTTGGTGCTTCTGCTAATGGTATTAAGTTCTCTTTGCAGAGCCTGATAAATCCAACTGTAAAGACAGAAAAAATGTTTGCAAGTCTTACAGAAAAGTATGGAGATCACTTTAAATTAGTAAGAGGAACTGGCTTAGATGCAATTCAAGCTCTAATTGAAGCATATGAGGCACTTAGTGAAGCTGGGGGTCCTGGCAACGAGGGAATCCTTCAATTCTTCTCACAAGTCTTTGGTAAGAGACAGGGAACAAGAATGTTGCTTCCAATTCAACAACTTGCTGAATTTGATTCTGTTCTTAAAGATACTAATAAATCAATTAATTCTGCTGATGCAAGACTTCAAGGTTTTGCCAATAATGCTATTACTAGTGCCAATGCAACAAAGAATGCTCAATTACCATTAATTAAATCATACAAAGATATTGCAATTATCGCAAGAATTGCAACCGCACAAGCGGGCAAAGCAGTTGAAGGTTTTTCTGCGAGCGTAACGCAATCGCAAATTGATGAGGCTATCAAAGTAAGAGATGCCGTTGCGGATGGTATTAAAGATGTTTCGCAAAAAGAAGGCATTGACCTAATTGGACAAACTGCAACTGAAGCAGGAAAGGCAATGTATGTTCAACTTGCGGGTGTTAAAAATGCTCAAGAAGTTGCTGACCGAGAATTGGAAACAGCACTTGGTTCATTAGATGTAACTATTCAAAGAGTTAAAAATACATTTAAGAGTTTTGCTGCAGATATTATAAAAGTAGTTAGACCAGGAATTGAAAAGATTGCAGAAGTTGCATCAAAACTTTATGATGCATGGAAAAGGCTTACCCCTGCAACTCAAGAATTTATAGCAAAACTAGTTGTTGGGGTTGGTATTGCAACTGCTGCGATTGGACCATTAATTTTTGCATTCGGTCAAATGAGACTGGCAATTGGAAGCGTTGCAAAAGTTGTATTTGGATTCCTGCCGGGTCTAAAAACAATGACAGTTGAAATGGTCGCTGCAAATACAAAGATGCTTAATTTAACTAAGCCTCTTACTGTTATGGGCGATACTGTTGTAAATACAAGTGGTAAGTTTGCAACGTTCATTTCACAGATGGCTAGCGGTGGCGGCCCAATAGCTAAGTTTGCTGAGAAGATTGGTTTAGTAACTGGCGTTCTTCAGAAACAAACAACTGCAAATATCGCATTATCAAAATCAGTCCTTGAATTAAATTCTTCAAGAGAGGCTGCTATGACAGCAGATCTTATGTCTTCTGGAATGTTCAGTCGTACAGGAGATGGTAGTTCTCCAGCAACAGGGTTTAAAGGAATGTTTTCTGCTAAAACTTCTGGAGGAATGCCTGACATGCCTATCATGCCAGTCCCAAGAAAACTTACTGCTGCTGAATTAAGTTTACCAGATGCAGACAGAATTGCTCATGAGGCAGATGTCGCTAAAAAAGCAGCAGCGGCTTATGCTGATAAATACAGTAGAACAATTGAAAGACTTCTTGGTGGTAGACCAATCCCAAGAGCTGGTCTGGGACCAACAGTCGTTGGAGGCAGGGGTGCTGCTGGTTCTGGAGCCGGTGGAAGATTTATTTCAATGCCAACATCAATGCCAAGCATTAGTCCAGGTGGTATGTATCGTTATCCTGCAGGTTCAACTGCAGCCGATGGCACAAAAGTCGGTGGAAGAATTCTTAACTGGAGAAAAATACAAGCACAAGCAGCTTTAGAGGCTGCTGCTGTCTCAGCAAGAGTTGAATCATTGGAAAATGCAAGAGGACTTGCTCGCCTTAAAAAATTTAATGCAGACAGGATTGCACTGCTTAGAGCAGATTTAACTGATTCAAATAAAATTGCATTAGAAAAATTCTATGCAATGGTTCTCAATAGAGATAAGCAAGTTCTTGCTTTGCTTGCTGAAGAAAATGCAATGCGTAAGCATGTTGCAACAATGCGTAAACTTGAACTTGAAGCAAAGGGTATAACAACAAAGCTTGGTGGTGTTGGCACAGGAACACTCATAAAGGAAAGATTCTTCAAAGGTAAAAAAATTGATGAAGATACCGTTAACACAATTATGGGTGGTGGATTTAAGGGCAGACTAGCGACAACTAAGTTAAATGTTGGTGTAGCTGCTGACAAAGTTAAAGACTTTGTTCCTAAAGCCTATGACTCAACAAAAGCAGTTGGATCAAAATTTCTTGGTGGTAAGACTACCTTTAGGGCAGTAGAAGGTGTTGCAAGTTTTGTAAAGAATCCAGTTACTGGCATTAAGGATATGGGTTCAGCATTGGCAAAAGTTGGGCCAGGTTTAATGACTGCTCTTAAGAACCCAATGGCTCTCATTGCAAGAATTGGTCCAATGTTTGCAAGCCTTGGCTCAACAATTATGGGAATAATCCCTGCCATCGCAAGCATGGGCAGTGGATTCTTAATGTTCACTGGAGTAGGTGCAGCAATTGCAGCTGTTATTGCAATCATAATTATTCTTGTAAAAAACTGGAAAGAATTTAAACAAGCAATTGCACCTGGCATTAAAGCATTCCAAGAAGCATGGGGGCTTATTGTTGACGGTGTTAAAGGTGCAATTCAACCAATTCTTGATTTCTTCGGAGAATTAACAGGAGGCGCTAGCAGTAGTAGTGTGGTTGTTAAAGTCATTGCTACCGCATTCAATATTCTTGCAGATGTTATTAAGTTTATTGCTAAACTTATTGGATGGCTATTTAAGAGTGTAATAGGTGGTGGAGTTGGGCAAGCTCTTAAGCCATTGCTTGCAGTTATCCGTGGTGTAATATCTTTTGTTTCTGGAATTATTAATCTATTTAAAGGAAATTTTGCTAAAGGCTTCAGTCAAATTGCTGATGGAATTGGAAAAACTGTTGTTGGATTAATGGGACCATTTGGTGGTCTGTTCTCCGGAATATTAAAAATGATTTCCAAAGTTATTGGAGCTATGGGCAAACTCCCATTTGTTGGAGGAGTATTTAAAAAGGCTGCGCAGGCATTAGATGCAACTGCGGAATATATTGACAAAGCACGAAGCATGAAGTCTGTCAAGGCGACTGTTAAGGTTACTCCAGTAGTTCCTGTTCCTAATACAAAATCAATGCAAGAAAAGATTGCTAATGATATTGGCACTGGTATTGAGGAAGGTGCAGATAAGGGTGGTAAAGCGCTTGCAAAGAAGTTAGCAGGTTACTCAAAATCTTTAAAGGAAGAATTACAGAACGATATCCAAGACCGCATTAAAACAATAATGTCAGACACAGTAACTGCTCTTACTGAAGGTCTTAAAACACAAAAAGAAGCATCTCTTAAACTTTATGACGATCAAATTACAAAAATTGAAACGGTTGCCAAGGCTGAAGAAAGACTTACTAAGACAAAAGAATATGAAAATAAGAAAAGAGAGATGGAAGAGAAGAGAGCTCTCAACCAACTCAACTCTCAGCGCAACTATCAACTTGCAATTTATGAAGGTCGTATTGACGATGCAAGACAAATTTCACTTGAAGGAAGAAAGTCTGAAGTAGATTCTCAGAAAGAAATAGCAGATCTTGAAGTTTCAAGAAATCAAGAATTAGCAGACCAAAGAAAAGCAGATTTGGTTGATTCAATCAAGAATGCAAAAGAAATTGCAACTAAGTATTTTGATGACATGATCAAGAACTTTACAGACGCGGCAAAGAAGATTACTGAATTCCCTCCAACAACTGCTGATAAATTTAATGAACAACTAGAAAAATTAAAGACTGCTGCAAATGAATATGGAACATCTGCTGGCGGTAGTTTTGCTGGAACATTTACAGGTGCACTTGGAGCACTTGGAGTAGACGCTCAAGGTCCATTGACTACGAGTCTTGCATCAATAGCTGACACTATTGCTAAGAATAACCCTTTTGGTGAGACTGGTGTGTGGCAAACAACCATTGATGCCTCAATTGAAGGGATGAAGCAAAAGTACATCGGTCTTACCGATACTTTAAACACAGCCGTTGGAGAGTCTTCAACTAAGTTTGCAGAACTATTCAAGATTTATAGAGACTATAAAGACCTTGTTGCAAAGAATGAAGGAGAATCCTCTGGTGGAGGCACTGGTGGAGGCACTGGTGGAGGCACTGGTGGAGGCACTGGTGGAGGCACTGGTGGAGGCACTGGAACAGAAACAGGTCTTGTGCAAGTTGGTAAAGGTGGAATTGTAACTCCTAGAGGAATGGCTCAGGTAATGATGGGTAATTACCGTGGTGCAAATGGACAGTTTATTGTTAACAACCTTGCAACTGCATTTACCATGCTTAAGAATAATAAAACAAATGAAAATGCGCTAGTGGTATTTGCAGACTTTGTTAAGAAATACCCAACACTTTCAAATATTGCTAATAAAACATCGTTAGCAATTATTAGAAATTTATATACACAAGGCTCTAGATCAGAAGGGTATAACGGATACAAGCTTCGTGAGATGGGTGGTCCTATTCCTTATGGTGACGGTGGAGCAACCACTGGCCCAGTTCAGCAGGGAATTCCCGCAATCCTTCATGGTGGTGAATATGTTGTAAGAAATTCAGCCGTTAAGAAATACGGTTGGGGAATGCTTCAGAATATCAACCAAGGAACATATCAACCAAAGCCTTTTGAAAATGGTGGAATGATTGATTCCTATGGCAAGGGAGGAAAGGTAAAACCAAAAGTCGCTTCTGCTGCTGATTTTAGAAAAGCTGATTATTTATCTGCATTTGAAATGCAACGCATTGGTTTAATGGCTAAAGAAAAAGCAGAAGAAGAGAAGAAGAGTATTTTTGGTAAAATAAAATCTGCTGTTGCAAAGCCTTTTGTTGCTGCTAAAAACTTTGCCAGAGATCAGTTTTATAGCAACATGTATGGCTCACAAACCGGATCTGGAATGACTGGCTCTGCGACTCTTATCAATAGATCTACTAACCCCAATATTGAAAGAGTTGTTCCTGGAATATCCGGATTAAATGCTCCATTTACAAGAGCAGGAGCTGGGTATGCCAAGGCAATGGTTGAAATGGGAGCTCCAATATCTGGTGCCTATTTCTCCCTAGAAGGAGCAATGGATAAAAATAGAAGCACTAAGTCCAGAATATTAAGCGGTGCTTCATCTGCGCTAAGTCTAATTGGACCAACAACTATTTTCGCCTCTAACTATGGATATATGGGTAGTGGTCTTAAAGCATTGCCAAAAGCAGGCCCAGTTGTATCAAAGCCGTTGGCTGGTAAAGCTGACGATATTCTTGATATGGTCTTTAATCCATCAACAAATTCTTTCCAGTTGCCAACTGGATTAAAGCCATCAGTTTCTCCTGCTATTAAAAATATTGGAACCCCCAATCCAAGTGCAGCTTTGGAAATCTTTAGACCACCAATAGCTCCTAAAAAAGTTATTTATAGTCAAATAACAAAAAAAGATAGTTACTCAGACTTCCTTCACACCAAGATGGCAGAGATATACAATGTTGCTGGCGAAAAAGTTGCATTTGGAGTTGATAAGGAATTTAAAGCTAAATATCCTCTTGTTAAAGCAGTGCCTAGAAACCCCTATGCAATTACAGGTATGTCTCCTGAATCTCCAAAAGCTGTGCAGCTTGCTAATGACTATTTCCATGCAATCTTTGCAAACATTCAAGAAAAAGGTGCTGCAACTCAAGTTGATGCTTTACTTTATGCAATGACTAAGGGCGATATGAAAGCTGGTCTTGAATTTAATAGATTAGCTGGTTTAGGTAAAAGACTAAAACCAAAACAATCAACACCTAGTGAATATATGTCTTACGTGACCGAGAAGTTCCCATCCATTATGAAGGACTTAAAGAGTACTGGGATTGGACAATTCAACCCTAAAGATTTATATTTAGTTCATGAGACTGCGCACAAACCACAACTAGATAAATTTGGAAATTTAATATTAGGTCCAACTTCAAATTTCCAAACATTCTTCCCTGATATTCGAGATGTTAATAAGAATGTCAAAATGCACATGGACAATTTTGCCGCGAGAGATTTAGATCCTATTCCATATGCTTTGGAAGAAAAAACTGTAAAAGAACAATTCCTTCAGATGGCAAGAGATAGGGGAGATCAAGTTATTGGCGATAAAATTATTGGAAAAGGTATGGATTATTATCGAGATACTATTCACTTTGCTATAAATCATTTAGTTGCTGGCCATGGTCAAAGAGAAAGTCTTAATGAAGGCTATGTTATTGTAGCCAACTTGATGGAAACATTGAAAGCAAACCCCGGCTCCCTTTCAAACCTGTATGCAGTTGATGCATGGCTAACTCCTAAATCTGGTAAAGGTCTAACAATTCCAACTGGCTCCTTTGATATTTTACCAGCAGGAGACAGAGCGGGTGATGAAGTCGCAATGCTTATTGACAGAAAAGTATACCCTCGTGCTGATTACGAATCTAGACCAGAAGGAACGCCAAGTGCTGTTATTCCTGGTGGTGTTCACGGAACGGACAGCGCAGAATGGGCAACTTACCTTAGAAGATTATCAAAAGCTCTCAATGTAACATCTGGTGCTCACTTTCAATCAGCAAGTCAAAATGTTTCTGGAATTAAGAATTACTCATTATTTGATACTCTCCCTGCCCATTGGGAAGATTTATCTCCGAATGAAATTGCAAGATTATTCTATAAGCGTAATATTTTTACTGGAATTTTGAGTAAAGTAAAAGATCTAAACCCTTCAATCATGGGCAATGGCGGTCTAATGCCCGGATTTGCAAATGGTGGAGCAGTCCCCGGATTTGGTTCAGCAGGATTCCCTGCGATGCTTCACGGTGGAGAATATGTAATTAATTCTAACGCAGTTAAAAATATTGGCCTTACTGCTCTTCAGGCAATGAATGACATGAGGTTTAACACTCCTAAAACTCCATCATATAGCGGACCTGTACAACCTCAGACAACATCCTCATCAACCGTTCATATTTATGTTGATAACTTCATTGGTGAAAAACAATGGTTTGAATCTATGATGAAAGATTACAATATTAATGTTGGACCACAAAATCAAAAGAATGCCGGATTGCAAAGTAGAACAATCTCTACATACAGCGGCTTGAACAGAGGTCTTTAATGGTTGCTGTTCAGAACCAACAAACAGGGCTTACCCATCTTGTTTTAATTAGCGCAACTCCGTTTGAATCTCTTACAGCGCTACAAAAACAGGGGTGTGAGATTACAGAACATGGCAGAACATTTTCATCAGAAATAAATCAATCTGGCTCTGATGTTGAATTGGCAAGAGGGCGTATTAAAAGATATGTACAAAAGAATAAAAGAACATTTTCTTTGTCATTTAAATATCTCCCTACTCTCCAAGATAAAACCGCTGATGGCAGAAAAGGTCGTGATTATATAAATACTCTAGCTCAGACAAGAGGGCTTGTTTATCTATTAATTAAACTAGATCCAAATGATGAATATAGAGCATATACATGTTATATTAATTCATATAGTGAAAGATTGCTAAGAAGAGACTTAGAAACTAATTGTGCTTATTATGATGTAAGCCTTGGATTGGAGGAGCAGTAATGGCTGGTGATGAAAAGTTTAATATAGGACCACAAGCCAAAGATATTGACTTCTATATTGGTGGAATTATTGCTAGCGCTTTTATTAATAATCTTTCAACATCAGTAACAGCATCTGCAATTACTATTGCAACAGGGATATCTTCTTCAGAAATTCAATCATCATCCGCATTCTCTAGTTCAAAAATTTCATTTGCAAGTTCATCAATTGATATAACAACAACTGTTGACGCTGTTCCTCAAGAGGTATTAAAGAGTTTAATTCATTTAGATTCGGAAACATCCGTTACAACATCTGCAATGAAGGTTGCTAAGGCATCCTCTGCAGTATCTATTGTTTCTTTACTTGTGATGACGGGGACAAGAATCACCAAGGCTCATGCTGACATTGCAGTAACAACAACGGCGCAAATTAATGCCATTAAAACTGTTAATGGTAGTTCAGTGGTCGGTGTTACAACATCTACATCATTTCTTGCTGGTGAAATTGTTTTTGGTTTAGCTTTAATTCGTTTAGTTTCTAAAGCCAATATTAATCCACCAGTGAGATTTAGTCCTTCATTTATAGATTATTCTTCTATAAGAACATTTTTAATTCTTGATGGTAAGCCATTAACAAATCATAATAGAGAATTTGATATTTCTATAGCACCATCTTTTATTGAAAATAGAAATTGGAATAATAGAAAAAATAGATATTATAAAAGAGCATCGGAGTCGGGAAGAAAGACTTTCTCATTGTCATGGAGATTTTTGCCAAACTTTATGGAGAAGACAGTTGATACTAGACACGGAAGGGACTTTATTTCTTCAGTCTCAGAAGACCCCGATGTACATGTCCTTAAAGTCATTAATCAAGATCAAAACGGCTTAACTCCTTACACAGAGACAACTTATAATGTATTTGTGAGGTCATATTCAGAAACTCTGTTAAGAAGAGATTTATCTGATGGTGTATACTATTTTGACTGTAGTTTGACATTGGAAGAGGCATAATGATAAAGAATGACATATATGGTAAAACATTGTCTACCTTTTTCAGCTCAGCCATCTCTGGATATTCACAGGTAGTAAAGCCAAAGATTACAATTGACTTACTAGACAGTAGGCACTTGTCAAATGTTGTTATTACCAATACTGATGTCCACACCGTAAACACTAAAGGTTCTGTTGGTTATTATTTTACTAATAATCAATTAATGAATGGATATGAGCAAGAGTCTTTCACTTGGGCTGTATGCGATGCTAAAGAAAAAGATGGAACTGTCATTAAAGCTGATGGAAGATTCCATGCAACTCCGGCAGTTCTGGAAGATGATTATGAGTTTGGCTGGTGGTCAAAAACTAAGAGTCAAGCAAATGGTGTTTTTGCTTCTTCTCCAGTTCTGACAATTACATTTGATGAAAGAAAAGTAAATAAGGTTAGAGTTGTAACATCAGAAAGCTTAGGTCAAATTAAAGAATTTAGAATCCGTGTTCAAAGTGCTACCTTTGTTGATTTGCTTGATAAAACAGTAACACTTACTGAAGATGAATACTATAAAGATTTTTATTTAAAGTCTACAAACGCATCTAATGCCTCATATAATGCTGCCAAAATAATCTTTACTGTTATTTCTACCAAAAATGGGTCGGATGTTGCAAGAATCCATGAGATTGCACCAATATATGAACTTGACATTACAGATGAAGTAATTGATTACTCAGTGTCAAGGTCAAGAGATACACATGAGTCAAGTCTCCCAATTGGTGGAACACAGAGTCCTAGCGTAAATATTAAATTAGATAATACGGATAAGCAATGGAATGCTTTTAATCAAACAACTGGCTATGGCAAATATATGAAGAAAGACTTGAAGGTAACAGTTGCTACTGGCTGGAGAATTAAGAAAACAAACGACATTCTTTCTCACACCCATTTGACAGAAAGTATCTCTAATTCTGCAACTTCAATGACGGTGCTAGATACCGCTATATTCCCGTCAGGAGGCCCGTCAGGCTCTTTCTATGTCACCATTGACCCAGACAACGAGAGCCGCGAAATTATACTTTGTAACACCGTAACTGGCACAAATACGGTAAGTTTTTTAGAACGTGGATATTACGACTCTGACCCAATAGCCCATGCTGACAGCGCAATCGTTCAATTCGATCCTTATGAATATGTAGATATGGGAACATATTATGTAGACGAATGGACATCTTCAACTTCTGATATGACTGTTTCAATTAAAGCTAGTGATTTTTCTAAGTTTCTTTCTGAGAAAAACTTAACAAATGGCTTTCTTGTTGAAAACTCAACTGTAGGGAATGGTGTATTGAATCTTTTAATGCAAGCTAATTTCCCAAAGAGTAAATTTAAACAAACATCCGCTTATTCAAAAGACGGTGTTAATTATGGAGCAGTTGCTAGTTATTCATTTAGTGAGAACTCAATTGATAAGACAGGATCTATTGCATCATTAGATCCGGGATTAAGAGCTCGCTTTTGGGGAATGAGAAGCGATAAGTTAGAAGAGTATAAGAATATAAAAGTTGATGTTCTTGAAAAGAATCTTTCTATTGAAGAAAAGATTGCAGGTGTCAAATCTTTTTCAACACCTGACAAAACAGTTTTAACAACAGAGAACCCCGGCTCAGCAGTTCACGCATTGTCATATAGCAACTACACTTTTACTTCAATATTAACCTCAGAGACTTTTACAAAATACTTTAATGGAGTTGTTGATGGCTATTACATGCCATTGAATAGTGGTAATCAAGACTTAATGCTTAGGATTGCAAATGGCGGGGCAAGAGTTTATTTAGACGATTTACTTATTATTGATACTAGGAGCGATGCAACTTCCTCTGCTGACTTTTCAGCCTACACTTTTAGAGGTAATAGTTTTTTAAATCTAGAAGCCGGTATCCCATATCGCTTAAGGGTTGAATTTTGGCATGGCTCTGGCGATGCAAACTTCTCTATCGGTCTTTACAGGGGGAATTCATCTTTAGCATATACGCTTATGCCAAGTTCTGAAGCTAGATCCGTAGTCGCAAGAGATGGGTTAGGGGGGCGTAATTCCAACGAAGCACTTGGTTCATACAGCATTGGTAATGTCGCATTAAGTCATCATCAAAACGATGGTTTTTTATCTTCCAATGTTCAGTTAGCCTATGCTGACAGCATTACAACTGAGGAAAATAATCGTGGAATTCTATTAATTGATAATGGCTATGTAAGAATTCCAAACCATTCATCAATTACTATAAGTGAAAAAGATTTCTCTATTGAACTTATTGCTAAATTTTATGACGGTCATTTTACAACTGGTTCAGGAGAGTACTTGTCAACATGGGCAAATTCATCTCCAGCAAATGGGTATGAGTTTTATTTCAATGATAATTCATCACATGGTATTAAGATAAAAACATCTTCCGGAACTTATTCAGCAACTGGAACATCTGAGCTAATTAATGATACTTTTTATCATATTGTTGCGACATATAATACTGATGATAAAAAATTAAAATATTACCTAAATGGCTCAATGCAAGGGCAAACAACTCTTGTTGGAAATATTGTTACACAAACCGGTGATATTACAATCGGGGGGCGAGGTGCTTCTTTTACTGCGGGAACTGGAGAAGTCCCAATCGTAACAGGCCGTAATTTTATATTTGATGAATTTGCTATCTATAAAAAAACTTTGTCTGCTACAGAGGTTCTTAATAGATATATCTCATCACAGGTAGATACTCCTCAAACATTCCCATTCCTGTACTCAGGAATTGGTCATATCAGAGAAGCAGTTGATGCAATTACTCTCGGAGATTTAGGTCGTTTCTATATCGATGAAGAAGGCTATGCCAGATATGAGTCATATAATCGTTTCTTTGAAGAATCAATTGATCAACATGCAAATGTCCAATATACAATCAATGATTCATCAGACATTATAGGTAGTGATTACACTAGCCAATTGCAGACTAATAAAGTTGTTGTAAAAATTAGTTCGGTTGCAAATATTGACTCAGGTACTCAACCTCTTTGGACTGCACCTAGTCCTACTACTTTAGCAGTTGTAAAATTAACATCTGACATTACACTAGACGATACATTGATTCCTGTATCTACTACAACTGACCCTATATTTTCTAACACTGGATATTTAGCACTAAGCAAAACTGTGAGTTCAGAAGTTAAAACTGAGATTATTAAATATAAATCTAAAACTGACACATCATTTCTTGAGGTTGAAAGAGCTCAGTTTGACACGACTGCTCTTGCCTTTGATGCCGACACAAAGGTTAGAGAAGCAAGATATTTCCAGATTAACTATGATAAATCTCCGGCAATTGGTGTTAATCAACCTTTTATTATCGGTATTTATGATGAAAATCCAGATATAATCAATATTCTTAAGTTTGAGTATAGTGGTTATAGTGCAAAATTAGTTATCGCAGCTTCTGATGAGAACGACTATGGTGCAATTGTTTACGCACAAGGAAAAGACCCAATCAGTGAGAAGGAATATTTTACCTCCATTTCTGGCATTCCAGTCACAGTTGTTTCAAGCACTGAACAGGTGAGCGAACAGACAGAATTGCTCCAAGAGAATATAAGAAAATATGGATTAAAAGAATTAACTATTGATAGTCCATACATAACATCACTTGAGCATGCTAGCAAGATTGCTAAATTTATCATTGAAAAGATGAGTGAACCAGTTCCTATTATCAATGTCAGCATAATGGCAATCCCAACAATTCAACTTGGGGATCGTATTAAGATTGGTGCATTAGATGCATTTGATATAATTGATGGAGAGTATTGGGTTACATCACAAGAATTCTCTTATGGTGAGTCTATATCTCATTCTCTTGTTTTAAGGAAGGTTGTTTAATGGCTGCTAAATCTAATGTTGTAATAAGTGAAGGTCAAGTAACTTTTAAAAGAGTTGAAGGGCATAAGCATGATGGTCTTACCTCTACACTAATTGATACATCAAAATATTCAATGTTTGATTTTATTGCTACTGAAAACGCTAGAGATACTTCTAGGGCTGCAAGACAGCAGAATAATAAAAATGTTCTTAAAACTTTTATTATTGACACTATTGAGGGTAGGGTTTTAAATCCTGAAGGTATTCGTATCCAAGCAAACGCAATTTCTGCCAGAGAGATTATTGCAGGAACAATTACGGCAGATGAGTTATCCTCTAATATTGTATTAGTTAATAATATTATTAGAAGTAATAACTTTATTAACAATACAACAACTCAAACTGGATGGGCTATTTACAGCAATGGTACTGGAATTTTTAATAACATTCAGATTAGAGGAAACTTGGTTGCTGGAACTGGTGTTTATGCAAATACTAATACGCCAATATTTGCAAACATAGGTGGATATTTTTCTTTAGGAAGTAATTTTACTTGGAACGGAAGCACTTTAACAATAAAAGGTGATTTGAGATTCCCCGATAACACTTCTCCACAGTCACAAAATGCTACTGATGGCTTCATTGGTGGTATTGATATTAATGCAAGTGAAATTCAAAGTAATGGTTTTTCTTCTGGGTCTGCTGGGTTTAGAATTAGCGCAAATGGTAATGCTGAATTTAATAATGTAACTATCAGAGGAGATTTAGATGCTGGAACTGTTGGTGGTTTGGTTATTGATAGCGGTGACTTGGTGGCTGGTGATGTTGTTGCAGATGACGCATATGGTGAATATGTCAAACTACAGGCTACTGGTCAATTACTGGCCTATAGAAAAGATTATAATTTTGGTGTTGGTGAATACTATTCAAAAGTTGATGTAATGGGTGCAGAACCTGGTATAGTGATAACTGGAACTGCAAATGGCTCATTAAATAGTACTAGATTATTATCAAGCGCAATTTTCACACCGACAATAATCCTTAATGGAACAAGTATTGCTACAAGTCTTGCTGGCAAAGCAAATGCTCATTCGCATCCTTATGCTTCGGATGATCATTTACACGACTCTCGTTATGTAAATGTAGACGGGGACACGATGACTGGTATTCTGACCGGAACAGGAATTGATATGACTGGAAACTTAAGGTATGGTGGTAAATGCTATAGCACAGATACTTCTTTTACCAACTTTGGTTCTAAAGGCGGTACTGCAGCAGGTGATGTTATGTTCAGAGCCAATACTTCTTTTACATTGTATGAGAGAACTCTTTCACCTTCGGGGACAAATAGGGCAGTATATGTAAATAGTGATAGCACTTTGTTTTGCGGTGCCAATGTTTCATCTTTGCGATATAAAAATAGTATAACCGATGCTTCATTGGATTCTCAGAGCTTTTTAAAACTTAAAATAGTTAATTTTTATTATAATGATGATCTTTGCGATTTAGAAAATGAACCAGAAAAAGAATTACAAATTGGTATTATTGCCGAAAATGTCGATGAATTAGGTTTGTCAGATTTGCTTGTTTATGACGACCAAGGTAGACCTGATGTCTTGAGAAAAGAATATTTGGTATTCTACTTATTAAAAACTTGCCAAGACCAGCAAGCAGAAATAGACGATTTAAAGGCTAGAATACAAGCCTTAGAGGGTGTATAATAGATATATATGGCTGATTATACAAATTACTCCCTTGTTACATGGACAGATCTAACCCCGATTAGTAGTGTTCGTCTAAATCAGATTTCGACCAATATTGAGCAGGTTAAGATTGCTAATGAAGATAAACCCAAAGGTCTTCTTAAAATTTCTAACACCGTTATCACAAATGGGTCATCAGTTTCAGCAGAATTTTCTAATGTCAAATTAGCCTCTCTTGATTTAGTCGGGGGTATTGACAATAGAGTTACACTTGACTCAACAAGATATTATAGACTGAATCTTAGTCTTCCTGGCATCACCCAAGCAAGCACTGGTGGTGAGGATAGTTACTATCAAATTAGATTCTGTAAAGGTAATGGCACAAGCACTGGCAATACCATTACAACCTTTACATTAAATTCGGGTGCTGCAATATATACAAATGTTGCAAGTGGTACCCCCGCTTTTGCAAATGTTACTACAGCTAATACAATGTATAGGTCGGGCATTACATTCGGTGGTGGGACTTATACTGCCATCTACTCTGCATTGAAAGTTAATGAGTCATTTTTTGTTGAGGTTCAGAGAGTTGCTGGAGCAAGCCCTCTTAACCCATGCACTTGGGCTTTATCAGATTCATCATTGATGCAATTCTATATTGAAGATATCGGTGGAGTTGCATAACCTTGGCTCTTGCATCACAGCGTAAAGATGTGAGTTGGTCAGACAAACCGCCTTCTGGCGAAGATAGTGCAAACTATAATGGTGGAAAATACATTGATGATAAAGGTTATGTTAGAGTCTTAAAAACAGATCATCCAAAAAATATTCGTGGTTATGCTTATGAGCATAGACTTGTTATGGAAGAGTACGTGCAACGCTATTTGCAGCCTTGGGAAACGGTCCATCATATTAATGAAATTAAAGATGACAATCGTTTAGATAATCTTTTTTTATGTACTCATATAGAACATAGTGCATTGCATAAAGAAGGTCATAAGTCCTCAGCTGCTCATAAAACAAAGATGAGAGAGACTGTAAAGAATACAAAACCCCATACTAAAAAGAGAAATCATGCTCAAAATAAACCCATAGAAAATAGACTTAAAAGGTCAAATATCTAACTTTCCTATGGTATGATATTCGAGACTACGAAGGAGTCCGAATGAAAGAATGTGGAGCAGAAGGCTGTAATCAGACCTTTGAACCAAATACACAAAACCAAAAATACGCAGATGCAAGTTGTAGAAAGTCTATTGACTCAATGGGTCTGTGTAAATTTAGAAAAGAAAATGGATTTGTGGAAATCCCTGTAAATCCGGTGGTTGGGAAAACACCGACAAATGAATCAGAACTTAAGGTTTCATATGCAAAGCTTTTGCAAGAGTATGAAAAACTTAAGGGCAAGAGTACTGAACTTGCAAGTGCCGTTTATCGTGCAGTAAAAGAGGACATTGCGGACAATAAAATTGATCGCATTCCAACTCCTGCAAAAGATAAGAGAAAGGCTTCTGAGGAAGTTGCTGTTGCTGTTCTAGCAGACTGGCAACTTGCTAAGGTAACACCTACTTATAACTCTGAAATATGTGAGCGCAGAATTGAGCAGTATGCAGAAACTGTTATTAAGTTGACAGAAATTCAAAGAGCAGAACACCCAGTTAAGCACTTGCATATTTGGGCATTAGGAGACATTATTGAGGGAGAATTAATTTTCCCTGGTCAATCATTTTTAATTGATGGTGGTTTATATCGTCAAATTACTGTTGATGGACCAAGAATTTTAAAGAACTTTGTTACTAAAATGCTTGAGAATTTTGAGACAGTTACATTTGTTGGTGTAATTGGTAATCATGGCTCGGTTGGAGGTCGTGCAAGGCGTGACCATGATCCTGAAACTAATGGCGATCGTATGCTTTATAGAATTCTTCAACTTATGTTTGAGAATGAAAAGCGTATTAAGTTCCACATCCCAGATGGTCGTGGAGAAAGAAATTGGTACGCAATTGATACAATTGGCAACTATAAGTCATTGCTTATTCACGGTGATCAATTTGGCAGTCTTTCAACTTTTTATTCATTCCAAAAGAAAATCTTTGGATGGAAAGTTGGAGCAATTGAAGAGCCATTTGATGATGTTTACTTTGGTCATTTCCATACCCCAACTAAGATGACATTTAACAGTGTGCAGTGTCGTATCTCAGGAAGCCCTGAGTCAACTAATACTTACGCTATGGAGAGTCTTGCTGCTATCGGTCAAGCATCTCAACCGTTGATGTTTGTTCATCCAGAAAGAGGAATTGTTACAGCAGAATATACATGCTGGCTTGATTAAAATTCTATGAGAAACATAAGATTGCAATGTTCTAAATGTGGACAGCAAAAGTTTATTGGTGCAGATTACTATGCCAATGGAACTTATTATGTAGATGTTACATGCGTTGTGTGTGGTGATACTAAGGATATAGAAGTTGCAAAACTAGAATTATTTTTAGAGAAACTAAAGCAAGGAAAGAGGGCAAGGAATGATTACAAAAAAACCAGTCCTAAATAAGTTTTATCGCTATTCTGATACTATCGTTAAGTTAAAGAAAGTAAATAAAAATAGCAATAAAATTTATGCTGAAAGACTTGATAATGGAGAAAACATTTTAATTCCGTATCAGCAGTCAGAACTTCTCCTAATCAGGCTATATACTGTTGGAGAAGTTGCTAAAATTGTTGAGCGTAGAACTGACACAATTAGAAAATATGAAAAAAAGAATCTAATACCAGAGCCAAGTAAATTTGGTGAAAAGTATAAGAGCTACCAGAATTGGCGCTATTATGAAGAATCAGATGTTTATGAAATGATTGAATTCTTTAATGATAGAACACCCGGTAGACCAACACAAGAAAAAAATATTGGCATCAATGCCAAAATTAAAACAATACAGGAAAAGGTAAAGTTAAAGTTATGAGTGAAGAAAAAGTAGAAATATGGGCATCCCTTGGAATCACCAAGAACCTTGGAAACTACGAGTCACTTCGTCTTGACGCAGGTGCTAAAACAATGGCACCATCGTTGGATGATGAGGCTTCGTGGAAGAAGTTATGGGATTCCATTGATATGCAAATTGAGGCAAAGCTTCAAGAATTAGATGATGCAAAGTAATTGGAGATCTAAAGCAATCTGCACAGGTGATGCCAAAGCAAGTAGTTGGTTATCTTATGACATTAAAGAAGTTGAGTATGCAAAAGAAGGCTGCTCAAGATGTACTGTCAAAAAAGAATGTCTAATTACTGCTTTAAAAAATACCTCTTTTGTTGGGGTAATTGCCGGTATCTCCGAGTATGATTACCTAGTCCACACTTGGCAAGAAGCAACGAGGGAAAATGAAAGCAACCGGAGAACAGACGATTCTATTCTTTCAGGATTGTTGCAAAAAGCACTCTAAGCTATTTATTCCTGACTCCCCTAGACAAGAACCAGTAGCCAAAGCAATATCTGAGTTTTATGAATCAGAACTATTGTTTAAAGCTATTGAATCTTTTGTCAAAGGGAAGACAGGGCCGGTTTTAGTATTTGATTTTGCAATTGAATCTAAAACACATATAGACAGAGTGCAGTTCAACAACAAGTCTGATAACAGATTCCAAGAAATATTAGAAGAAACAAGAAAGCGAATGGAAAATGAATTATGAAATAAGAGTTATTAACTCTTTACTTAATTCGGGTAACTATGTTGAGGCGGTTAATGAGGGCATTGAAAATGTCTTTGTTGAGCATCGTGACATTTGGAACTTCGTAGTGCAACATTATGACGAGCATAAAAAGACTCCTTCAAAGGATACGGTAAAACACCACTATCCAGACTTTGAGTTTATCAATACTCCTGAACCATTAAGTTATTACTTAATAGAAGCAAAGAAAGAATCTTTGTCGTATCAAACACGGCAGATTATTTCTAAAGCCAATAATATGCTTAAGGATATGGGCCCTAAAGAGGCTATGGCATATCTCATGCAATCAACATCTCAATTATATAAGTTCTCCAGTAGTCTTAAGGATACTGACCTTGTAAGTGAGTGGAAAGATAGAGCTAGCGATTTAAAAAGAAGATCACTAGAAGAGTCAAGAGATATTCCTGGAATACCTAGTGGAATTAAAGTTCTTGATAAGTCTTTCGGCGGTTGGCAACCGGGAGACTTTGTTGTTCTTCTTGGTTGGACTGGCGTTGGTAAAAGTTTTATTGCTCGTTTATTTGCAGTAAATGCATGGCGGGCAGGATACCGACCTTTGATTATTTCATTAGAAATGAACAAACAACAGGAGGGTCAGAGACTGGACACGCTTTTAAATAACGGCGAGGGGCACTTTACTAATACAGACCTTGTAAAAGCCAACAGAAGCATTGTGGATGACTATGCAGTATGGGCTGAGAATACATTTGAGGGTAAGCATCCAATTTATTTGGTGACATCAGAGGGGTTAGAATCTGCTGACCAAAATATGGTTCAAGCAAAGATTGACCAGTATCATCCGGACATGGTTATTCTTGACTATCACGGTCTATTTGATGATGCGACTGGCGCAAAGAATGAAACAGAAAAGGCAAAGAACCTTTCTAAAGCATTCAAGCGTATGGCTGTTAAGAATGGTATCCCCATTATCGATGTTGCTGCTGTAACAATGAATGAGGGTCACTCAGAGCGACCACCTGAACTTGAAGAAGTAGCATGGAGTAAGCAGTTGGCCTATGATGCCGACTTAGTATTAGCAATTCATCGTGAATATAACTCTGATGTTTTTCAGGTTGTATCACGAAAAGTAAGAAGATCAACACAATTTGGTTTCTATCTTAGATGGAACCTTGAAACAGGAAAGTGGAATGAAGAATGGGAGCTATAATGCCCAAAAGATACATTAATGGAGAGGCTCAAGATATTGAGACTATTGTAAGGCTAAGACCTTGGATAGAAGATGAATGGAGAGCCGTTCATGGAAACTTTATTAAAACAAAATTGGTAACAGATTATAATGCGAAATCAAACATTTTCAAATTCCAGTTACATTTCATCAAGTAATCTCGAAAAGAACATTAGAGATTTATTTAATGACTACAACATTCATGTCCAAAGCGAGGGCATGAGTGAAGTAAATATCTTTTGTCCTTTCCATAAAAATCTGCATAGTCCAGCGTTTTATATCAACATCAAGACTGGTTTATGGCAATGCTTTAATCCATCTTGCGGTAAAAAAGGTAACTTCAGGCACTTGTATAAACAAGTTACTGGAAAACCTTTTGGTAAAGATATCAAGCTAGATCATGTTGCTCTTCAGAATCATATTGATAGAGAACTTAATTATGAAGAGGCTGAGGAAGAACAACTCAATATATCTGATGTTGAAATTGACTATACCAATGATGAAGATTTACAAAAACTCTTAACTCTCTATGAGAGAGGCTTAGAGTATAATATATTAGAACATTTTGAAGTTGGATATTCGGCAGCAAAAGAGAGAGTTGTAATCCCTGTTAGGGATGCACAGTATAAAGCTGTTGGTTTTATTGGTCGTGCCATAAAGAGCGAGCAAGAACCAAGGTACTTGTACAACAAAGGCTTTAAGAGAGCTAATGTTTTATTTAACATTCAAAATGCTAAACAGTATAATTCATGCATAGTTGTGGAAGGAAGTATTGATGCAATGTTCATTCATCAGGCTGGTTTCCCCAATGTTGTTGCTACACTTGGCTCAAAGATTTCTGATTTTCAGTTTAAGTTATTGAAAAAATATTTTGATTCAATAATTGTATTTTCAGACAATGATGAGGCAGGAGAGTACATGAAGCGTGATATACTATTTGCTTGTAGCGGTAAAGACCTCTACACTGTGT